TTCCGATTTTATATTCTTCAGAGTATTTATCTTCAATTAAATCCCACATAGTTAATCCTTCCAAAAGTTGAGTTTCTTTTTGATTGTCATCTCAATTTCGTCTTTATCACCGTCAGATAGAATCTTATTATCGTACTCGGAATAGCAAAACATAACGCCACGGCCATTATATTTATACATAACCATTGCTGTTTTTAATTGTTTGTCACGAAAAAAGGTTGCGCACCCAATTCCATATTTTTTAGAATATTCATTTTCAACTAAATCCCACATTTTATCACCTCAAAATCTCCTTGAGCATCTTTACCATACCTTCATAATCTTTATCATCTGCGCCTAGCATACGAACCGTCATATCAAAATCAACTGTCTGACAATCACTGAAATCGTATTGTTCAATATCGTTGCTACAAGTGTCAGGGTAATGTTCTTCGAGCCTGTCTTTCGTATCACAGTCACAGAAGGTTCCAGAATAATAATCACTGGCCGACTCACCTGTTTTCATGTACACACGGATACCATCTGTGACAATCACTTTAGCGAACCGCTTCATATCTTCTGGCGTAAAGGTCTTATCCATAACATCATACGAATAGACCATGTAACAAGTTTTATCAGGCTCATAAATATCCTGTTCCTTATCTGCACCAAACGCTCTAGCGTATCCACCAGCCCATCCACCACAAAACACAAGAATTTCTTTCCCTGATTCGATAGCTGCCATATATTCCTCTTCAGGAATCGCTACAATTCTTCCGTTAGGAAAAATAAAACCTTCAAATTCTCTCATTTTTATCACTCCTCATGCATCATTTGTTTTAATGACCATAAAATAACGATGGTAGTCCCAACCGCCTTCGCTTTCTTCACCGATAACATATTCTGGAAAAGGAGAAACTTTTGCCCTAGAGAGCATTTTATATTTATCGGTGTCCACATTACATTCTCCGTAATATTGCTTCTCACATTTTTCATATGCTTTATTCGCTGCCGCAATAGCGTCCACAAGAGTTTCAACAGTTCCGTGAATAAAGATTGCGTTTTCACAACAGACTCTTTGATTTGTTAAATCTTCTACAATCACATACATTTTACACACTCCCAACATTCTTGAATCCATAAAGGCTATAACCTTTACATTTGAAGTACCGCATCGCTTTGTTAATCTGTGTAGAGCTTGCTGTCGAATGGCTTTTTAGGTATGTATTCTTGTATTCACACAGCTTCTTATACTCGTCACTTTCACGATGGGCTTTTAGTTTCTCACAATGATCGTGGCAACCAGGATAACGATCAGGTGCCACACAGTAACGGCAAGGATCAGTCAATTTCTGCCACCTCATCAATCCATTCTTTAATTTCCTTCCACGAATCAAAATACATCGGAAGACTACTCAAATTAGAACAAATACGAATATCACCATCAGAACTTTCAAGTTCATCAATCCAATATCCATTACGTTCCAACTTTTGTTTAATCTTTCCTACTCTATCAAGAGAGCTAAATACTTCTTCGATACAGTTGCTCCACGCATCGTTTTCAGGTACATCACAATCAAAATTTTCATTAAAGCACTCTGCTAATTCTTCTGCATACTCAATCGCTTCATCGTAGGAATAACCATATTTTGCTTCAATCAAATCAATATTAAGTTCAATCTGATTTTTTGCATCGCTGATACGATACTGAAATTCTCTATAACGGTATGCCGCCTCAATCTGTTCAGGCGTCATCTTCCAGGACTTTCCATTCCAGCTGGTCACAATAATCTTATTTTCGCTATTCATACTGCAAACTCCTTTTCTCTTGTAAACTTAATCACCAGCGCATTCACGTTAGCTGCTTCCATCGTTGACTGCTTTGCGTCTTCGTGATTGCCAGCTCTAAGAAACGAAACACTCTGATCCATCAGCTTACGCCGATAGAAAGAAAGAGCTGCGAGAACGATATTCTTTTCAGTGTTGGTCATGTTCTTTTTCCTCCTGCTCACGTTCCTTGTGAAATTTTCGCACTTCTTCCCAAAAATCAAACGGATCAGAATTGTGATAAACAAGCTCCATGTATTCTTTTCTACTGTTAAAATGGTTTATGTTAGTATCCATTTTTATCACCTCAATCTTCATCGTTCAGATTCTGACAAAAACTCACGATAAAACTCCAAGTATTCCAAGCGTTCGGAAAGTTCTTGTTCATATAACCTATCATAATATTGGTCTAAATATTCCTGTTCATAATCTCGAATTTCATTTTCGAGTCTTTGTTTTTCTTCAAAGAAATCATCTATTCCTTCTTCGATAGGATTATCTCTTTGTACTTTCATATTTCCCCTCGTCAATCATTGTAAAATATCTGTTTTAGCAGTTTTTGAAATCCAAATCTCTTACGAAATTTACAATAGGGTCTCGGAAAACAACACTCTTAATACAAAGAGACTCCAACTCATACTGACCTTTACAATTTCCGTAAAAGATAAGTCCATGACCGATTTCATCAAACCATTTTTGAGCCTTATCAATAGAATAAAAGTGCTGCGCACCATCAACGGATTCAGTAAAAAATGTGTACCCACACTCACCAAATTGAACATACTCCCAACGATTAAGAGTGTTTCCTTCGTAGTCGAATAAATGCTTTACGGCAATAACATATACAGTTTTCATATTTTCATCTCCTATAAAAGCATGATTTTAGACAATGATATAATCTTCGTCATCAACACAATCATTGTTTTCATCTTCCTGACAATCCGTTGCATCCCAACCGTCATCCCACCATACGTCACTATCCCATGCGGTTTCCTCTGCATATTTTTCTGCCGCTTCTTTGTTTTTAGCATCAACATAAACAAATCCAGTGCGAGTAACGGTTACACGATATTTCATAAACAAACACTCTTTTTAATCTTTAGATATCAAAAGCATCATAAAGATCTTCGGGCTTATCATTCGGCATCCATACTTTTGTATTATCATTAAGGAAGTAACCGCAACCAAAAAATCCAGCGGGAGAATCACAAAGATTCTGTTCACCATCTTTAACACCAGCTTGATAAACAACATAGATAAACTCAGCAAGCTCATGCTTATCCATTCGCTTAATACGGTCGTACATTGTTTCCATATCAATCGCTCCTTTTAGATATCACTCTCTTCGTTTTTAAGACGACACTGTTCCTGGCACTTGTCGTAATAATCAATAACTTCGTTAATCTTCTCAGGAGATTCTTCTCTATATTTCTTATACATCTCCACTGCCTCTTTTGCTTTACAATCGTATGCCCACCGATAAGCCTTTACAAATCTCTGCTGGCGGCGACCATACTTCTTATCCTTCTCTCTAGCTTCATATATCTTTTTAACAGTTCTTTCAGTGACCTTATCGTTATTTATCGAAACTCTGTGCATCACATCAGAAAACTCAAGAAACATACTTTCAGGTACATATCCATTGTGATCTCGCATCTGCGTCCACATCTTTCCAAGCATCTGAAAGTCCTTTTTACCGATATAAGCCATACCTAACACTCCTTTTAATATTTTTGTGTTTTCGCGTTCTGGTAGCGGTTATGTCTGCCCTAGTACCGCCAATCACCTAGCATAATAACGTATTATTTTAATTTTCCTTTCAAATATAACTCCTGCTTATAATGCCTATGCTCTTTCATAATTTTGTTTCGTTCTTCTAATGACGGTTTATAATCTTTCCAGTGACTCTTGATGTGATCATCGTTTTTCTTTTTGGATTCTGGATTAACTATAAGCAAAATAGATTTCTTACTCACGTTATATTCTTTCGCCAAATCCATTAAGCTAAATAATCCAGTAGAATATTTTTTTCGGATTTCTTCTTTCATTACAGATGTAATCTTTACTCTTCTATCTTGTTGTTCTGAAAGTTTTATTTTTTCAGATTTATAAGGCATTATGACACCCACTCCTGACTTCTTATATAATCCTTAATAGATGGATTGTATTCATTACGGTCAATGTATTGACACAGGACACGCTGCACATCACGGTTATCACCGTAATCCATCGCTAACGAAATATCTTCACCGTGAGTTCCAACACCCAGGCGTTCATACTTTCTAACTTCAAGATAAAAGTCATGTGCGCTGTAGTGTCTGCCATCCCGGCGATCAAGAATGCTATCAATAATCAAAATATTCACCTCTTAACCAAAAATAAAAATGGCTAACGTTCTTGAAGTCACAGCATAATAAACACCGGTTTCATGACCTCTTAACAACATTCCGTTACAACCATAAACACCGGAAGAATATCCAACTTGAGAAAGAAACCCTTCTTTTTTGATGATTCTTTCATAATCTTCGTTGTTTGCACGAGTAACATCCTCTGCCATTCCAAGGGCAACCATATTCTTCAGTTCTTTCTGAGTGTACTTACGCATTTTCTTCCATCTCCTTTACAGTCTCATCGTCCCAATGGAATCCACGCTTTTCATAAAGCGGAATCCAATGAGCTTCAAAAAAGTCGTAGCCACAACCATCAATGCCAAAGATGTAACCGTAATCTTCTTGCTCGTAGATGCGGAATCCGCAATCTGCCATTTCCTGAAGATGATTTTCGAGCCACCAGTTATCACACGGGTCATTAAACTGCCACATCGTTCCCCACATCGGAAGGAAGCCGTCACGCTCGACTTCAAAATCATCTTCTTTGACATCAACTTCCTCGCCAGTGCCATCGAGATAAATTTTGTAAGTGTTGTCATCTTCGTTATAGCTCTGAATCTCACCATCTTCGCCATAGTGGTCACCGCTAAAGATATAGACACGATCACAACAAGACGGCGGCGTGATTTCAGTAATGCCTTCACCATTCTCTTCCAAATCAACCTTGGCGAGCTTTTCAATAACGCTCTGAGGAATCGCATTAAATTCCCGAACCCATGCGTAAGCTGCATCCTTCTTAGTTTTGTACATAGCCATAGCAGTTGACTCTCCTTTTCTTATGTATCCTGTGTTATATAGCTATATGGTAAAAATAAAAGCCCTATGACGGACTGCCCTTTCTAGCTACATAATACAGGATACTATTGCTTTTGTCAAGCACTAAAATGTAGATTCTATTAACGTCACATTTTAATGCGTTAATACGTTTTATTTTCGTGACCATTCTGTGAATATCAATCAACATCCACTTCATCAGGCCGTGCCCACAGAACATCCTCGATGGTATCATCGTAGATGGTTTCTGTTCCATTGCTGTTCATAATCATGGTCACATTCTGACCATCTGCCGGGGTTTCTTCCATGCTTGCATAAGAATACAGCCATTCCTCGCCGTTCTCATCAATAACATGGATGGTCTTAATTCCGTTGCGGAATATTTCGATTTCATCCACGCTACCGGCCAGGACATAACGATTATTCAGGCGAGTTTTCATAGGCTCTGCTGCGTTTGCAGTCATACAGTTTGCCAGAATGGAAACACCAGCCACAACAGTAGCCAGGATAACGGACAGCTTATTCTGAGTAAGTTTCATTTTATGTATCTCCTTTTCAATCTTTCAAACCAAATAATTTCATACCAGCAGATCCCATGTCTGCCGGATACAGATTCACAACACGATTGTCGTAAAATTCTGCAATCAGGTTGCCACTGCAGATATCCATATAAGCATCATCCATAGACAGACCAGAAAAATCTGCTGCGTTGTAGTCATCCACACCAGAGAATCCGTACAATGCTTCCTGATAGAATGCCCTCGTCATTCTTGTTTCATTATTATCAGGAGTAACAACAAACAACTTTTTCAAGCCATTTTTACCAAAGACGGCAACAAAGATACCGCCTGCATTATTCTCGTAAACCTCAACAGTAGCACGCATTCTTGCGTTCTCCTTTCTTATCAATGACCCCAACGGCAAACAATAACGCCGTTGATCCAGATGGAAATGTTTGCACCCTGCCGATACCACTCGACAGCTTCACGATGAATATTAGTGATAACACCTGTTTCATCGTTCATAAACCACTGACCCTTTTTCATTGTCGTTTCTCCTTTACACTCTCATGCACTCATCAAGATAGATTCGTTTACCGAAACACTTGACGTATGCTCTGCCAGACGGTGCATAGATGATCTTCAAGTGATGGTAACTGTGATACTTTTCATCTTCAATGAGTACGCCAGACTGAGCATAGATATAATCATCAATGCCATACTGAACGTCACCATGAATCTGGAAACCACCACATCTGCCGTAGCTGCTATCATAAGCGGTTACAGGATGGCTCTTACAATATTCTCTTGCGGTCATATCAAGCTCTCCTTAAAACATATCTTTTATTCTGATGGCATTCCAAAGACTTCAATATAAGCCTTCTTGACTGCCGTTGTGATATGCGAATCATGTACGTTATACTTATCGTACCACCCACAAATCGTACCAGAAGTGTACACATACCTGAGCAAATCCCACGCAATCCGGGTCAACAGGTCATTGTACTCATGCTCTGCAATAACGCTCTTAACATATTTCTGCCAAGCGTCTGCATTAGTCGTTTTCACATACTGAAAGCGATTGACAATATCAGGGTAAACAGAATCGAGCTTCATTTTTGCCATATTCATTCTCCTTTACCAAAGATTCTCACAAGCAAGGATTCCGCCCTTTTCATAGGGCAATCGTCTGACGCAATCCCTGTGAGGGCAATCCAGCTTTTCGCAATACTTGCAATTTGCATTATTGCGCTCCTGCTCCGCAAAGAATTTCTTTGCATCTTTTAGGGATTCAAAATAATGACCCTGATCCCATGTGTAGGAATCCGGGTCAAAATGCCACGCCACAATGTAAGGCGTGTAATGATTCTTCTTGTAAAACAATGCCGTATAAGCATTGCCTACTTCAAGAACATCAATATCTTCTCTGTTCATCTTACATTTCTCCCTTTAGAATCTTGTAATCGAGGTCATCTGCCATCGGTTCTTCTGGTTCTCCTTTCATGCTGTTGCTGGATGAAGTGTAAAGTTTGTCATGCCGTTCTTGCGGCATTTTACCGGGTTCTGTATATTTCCATACTGTGCCGAACTTATCGATAAATACTTCACGGTGAAAGTCATCCGTTCCAATGAATCGTAAGCTCTTTACATTACGAAACATTAGTTCAACCACCCTTTCCACTCTGCCACGCCAATAGCGATGGCACAAATCACAAAGGCCCACATCATAGGTGCAACGCACTCTGCATGATAAGCAGAATAGCCAAAGAACATGAGAAGCGATTTCATAACAAGACTTCCTTTCTGCCAGGATAAACCAGGCTTTGCAAATTCATTTTTTACAACGCTATTGCGTACCCTATTGGGCTGGTAGTGGGATCTTTCTTACCCGTGCCCACTAACTTCACGGCATTTTTCATTCAGTAGCTGCATCTTGAGTTTCTTTCGCATTCACTCATGTTTTCAAACCACTGGTTCGGAAAACATGAGTCATTAAGCGGAAACACATCGAGAATATCAGGGGCTCCAAATCGTGTGCCCCAACGATTCTCTTGCCAATAACGTTCAAGCAACGCTTGACGCTCTTCTTCTGACATCGGCTTATAGATTGCTACAAACCGATTTCCATCTGTATCTGCCAGATGAATCATAGAAACGAAATTGATATCATTTTTCATTGTTAAAAGTCCTCTTTTATGTGATTTTCTGACGTGTTTGATTTCACTGTTCACCAGTCTGAATACCTGTGATGATCTCGCCTTCTGCCTTCAATTTGACAAGAACAGCGTCCAGACCACCCAGGGTATTCACTTCCTCTTCCGTGTAGAGGACGTAACGGCCACCAAAATTGGGGTCCTTATCCTCTTCACAGGCAACAAAGATTGCGTATTCTTTCATTGTGTTCTCCTTTTTTGTTTTCATTTTACATATTCTGCAAATTATTTGCATAATTATGCAAAACAGAGCATAAAGAAAACGCCTTGCGATAAATTCACAAGACGTTGTTGCCAGGGTTATGGGGTTTATTAATTGGATTCTGACGGCTCTGCCTGAGAAACAACTAATTCACCACGACAAATCTTTTTGATGAATTGAGAGATATTCGGGCAATCATTTTTTTGAAGAAAATCATCAAAAAATTCGCCCTCTTTAACTGTGAGCGTACAAGTTTTGCGCCAGCAGTATGCTTTATTCTTTTCTTTCATGACTGCTAACAGCTCTTCTTTGCTCATGTTGTCGTACTTGCTTGCCATAGTCGCACCACCTTTTGATGCAATTATAGCAAACTTTTCACTCTTACGCAAGTTCTGACCACTTGAAACAGTTGCTGACATGATTCACCTTGCCTTTCTACCAGAAGGTACAGGAAAAACAGGCTCAAGAGGACGCATATCGCCACGGATTTTTCCAGCACCGCTGCCGTCCATGTATTCTGCGATCTTACCATAGACCTTCTGAGGCCGTCTGTTCATCTCGATTGTTTTCCCATAGATCAAACTAGAGGCATTGTTGTACTCTGCCGTAAAGGAATCATTGCGAGTGCGGAAAGCCTTAGTGTGTTTTGCTGCCTTCTTGCTCTTGCGATTTGCACTAGCAGACCCAGTTCCAGCAAAACGTGCTGCATAGCGTCCAGCCTTCTTGCGCTCTGATTTCACTGCCATATCAAAATACACAGTCTCAGGATTTACGCCAATAGGTTCACTTCTGATGAAGTCAACGACAGTCTGATTGTAAGTCTTCTCCCACGGAATCAAACCTTTACCGGAACGCCAAACCATGCCGATCTGATTCACTCTAACGACTGCGATAAAGCGCAATCCCTCTGCGGTCTGACCATAGTATGCACCAGACGGCACAGAATGACCGTCAAACTTAATCTGACGGTCTGCGTAGTTCTTGCACAGAAACTTTTGCATAGTATTCCCTTCTTTCGATTGATAGTTACGGCATTTCTGCCGTGTTGGTAGTGGTTACGTCTTCCCTAGTACCACTAATCGCCTAGCATTTATGTAGAGCTCTTGCGTGTTCACGATGGTTGCGTGGTTCACTTACAGGGTCTCTTCTGCGCTGAAGTCGTTGGTGAAGTCTTTGCTCTGAAGGTCTGCCAGTTTAGTCTGAGCAGATTCCAGGCTCTTCTTAACGTCTGCCAGATCCTTTTCCATGCCCTGAACAGCCTTCATCTTCTTTTCCAGGGTTTTTGCGTTGGTGTCCTTCTTGCTCTTGAGAGAATCAAGTTCCTTCTTTGCAGAGGACAGCACTTCCTCTGCATTCTCAACACTCTTAGTAAGGCGCACAACCTTAGAGGACAGCTTGCGGACACTTGCACGGCGGTCACGCTCTGCCATAGAGAGCATAGCAACACCGCTTGCGTTGGCACTAAACCATGCTTCAACCCACTTGACAAACTTGGTCTGAGATTCTGCTTCCGTGTCGTAGCCGTGGCCTGCTGTGGTAGCGGTGAATGCACGCACCTTGCCCACGCTCTGCTCAATGAACTGCTCAACAGTGAAGGTTGCAAAGACATCATTGACTTTGAAGGTATCGCCCATGATAGCGGTGGTAAGGCTCGTCAGATCGTTGAAGTAGAAGGTCTTAATCTTCTGAACAGAGTCTGCGTCTGCGGCATAGCGTGCCAGCAAATCAGCATCCAAGTAGACAGCACGGACGGCCTTGCAATAAGTCTCGTACTGCTCTGCGGTGATACCCTTCAGGCAGTCTCTGCCAAGGGCCTTCTCAGAGGTGTTGACTTCCTTGCCGCCCTTCTTGAAAAGGGCAACGGCTGCACCGGTGGTGCGGTTCTTCTCTGCGGCTGCGGTAGCGTTGAAGTTGATAGCGGACAGAATGGTAGTAGTAGACATAGTATTTTTCTCCTTTATGTGTTATAATGTGTGTATGGATTTCTTGCTATTATGAGCAAGCCAAGTGCTACAGACAAAATTCCAGGTTCTGCCTGTAGCCTATGGTTCGCCCACGATGGGCAAATATGTATACTGTAAAGCATGGTTTACCCTCTGTCTGCCAAAAACAGCCCTTCAACCATGCTTGCTATTATTCAATTGTCACGGAAAACTGTCTATTTTTGCTATTATCTGCGACAAGTCCAAACTTTTGAAGTCCAAACAAAAAACGCCAAACTTTTGAAGTTCAGCGCCGTCTAATTGCATATCTTTGCAAAAATATTCTGTTTTCTCAACCATGCAAGGTTGCATTGTACCGCCTAAAAGTAACAAACTGATAGCTTGCGTTTGAAACGTTGCCAAAACTTGCGTTTTGGATTCTTTCAAAACGGTTATATTGTTTTTATCCTTCCAGCGCATTTTGTCAATCTGGAATCGGTTTTGACCTGTTTTGCAAGGTAAACCACTTGAACAAATACGGAATCCGACCGCCTTGCCCGCCGTGCCATTTGCTCAACCGTTCGACTGATTAAAGGGTTGATTTTGTGTGTACACGTTCAAACCGCCATACTCTCGACCCGTCTGTTAAACGTGGTATCATGCTTGAGCGCCGTTCCGTACTGTTTGCTTTTACACTTCCTTCCGTTCGGGGAACGACCGCTTGCCATTTGGCGATTTGTCGGGGAACTTTCCCGCACCTTCCGACCGTGCGTCCCTTCAAGCCTTCCGGCCTTCCGGTGGCTACATAATACCACATGTAGCTACATAGCTACATGATGAAATGTTGCAAACGCATGGACAAAACACGCAAGAATTATAGATTTTTTAAAAATAGCGATATATCGTTAAAAATTATATTTTGGCAAGTAGTGGGCTTTTTGGCCGGAATAAGGATAAAATATAATATATAATACCTTATATGGGAAAATGAGATGCTTTAGCGTGGTAAAGTGTTAAAGTATTAAAGCAAAGTGCTTGATCTGGACAGAATAAATATTTTAGTATGGTAAAGTGCTAAAGCGTTAAAGTATTTCAAATTTGAACAATCGAACATTTGAAAATGCAACTAATTTGCAAATTCAATTCCCGGCAAAAATCAGCACTATAAACATACTGGAAAAATAGGAATATTCCCGGCCTGGAAAGTGACAAAACAGGCACTTTATTCAATTAAAGCAAATACCGCTTTTTGCACAAAAGCGGCTTTTCCCCCATGGGGGATACTTTTCATTTTTGAGGCATTCCAGGCAGCAGGCCGAGATCCCAGTACATCTTTCTTGTTCATAATCACTAATTATGAATTTCATCTTCTCTTATTCTATATACATTCTGCACAACAATTTCCACAAAAATACCAATCCTTTCTAATCACCACAACCTCTCTCCTATCAACTCAATTTATCCATTTTACCTGTTCCTATCCGGGTACATTTTTCTCTGACTAAAATATCCAAAAAATATATCCCTATACCCTCTCCTACATACACCTACAAATCACTCATCTTTCCATCACTTTTCCATCAAAAATACCTAAAAATGGCTTAAAATCGCTATTTTTCAATCGGTAGCTCATTCGGTAACTGGCTAAATTTTAACGTATTTTCGTTATATTTTGGCTAGTTTTTCTTTTTATTTGTACCTTTTTACCCCTTATTTTGTTCCTTTTTAACTCAATAAAAGCCGAAAAAGCTAGGATTCATGCGGGTTTTCCCGATGTGCACCTTAAATGTACCGAAAATGACCATCCTTCGGAGCATAAAGTACCTATTTATGCTCATCCATACTCCCCTATCGCCATAAATAAACTGATCTGGCATCTGAGCAGCACTCTTAGAGACTCCAGACACATTTAATAAGCATAATTGTAGCCTCTGGCAGCTTATACTGAACACACAGAGCATTTAAATGTTCTTCATAGAGAGTAACACTCTCAGAAACATACCTTATTATAATAGGCGTTAGAAATATGCATCCTGTATTATGTAGCTATTGAATTTTTGGCAATCTCATGGTATAATGAGTGTAGATAGCTATATAATACAGGATACTATAAAGGAGTTAGCCGGAGGATTGTTGTGGTGGATATTTATAGCAGTCTTCCAGACAGGGCGTGGAGAGGGATCTCGCGTCTGCGGACGCTCGTAGGTTTACTCAAATTGAATCTATGTCGCTTACGCTCCATAGCTTCAAGTCGAGTAAACCATTAAAAGATATTTTGTGATAGGAGTTGTGGGTGATAAAACCTTACAGAATTCAAAGTACAACTAAATATTAACAAATTATGAATTTTGAATATCAAAACTGATATTACACATTCTATATATACGATTTGATATTCAAAAACTTTAGGAGGTATTACCGTATGGCAAAAACTTACGATGTTACACCAGATATGATAACAAAACTATCAGATGGTCAAGTTTTTAAGAACTTTTCTGAGCTTGCAAGATATTTGGACGTACTTGATAGTCATGGAAAACCAATCACTGGAGATAGTCGTCCTGCATTCTTGGAAGAGCTGGACAGATTCGTGGTTCTAAAGAAGGCTGGTCGGCAAATCATTATAAAAAGCATACGACCAGATGATGAGATACTTCCGGCAAAGCCAGTGGGCGGTAATAGAAAGTTTATTGACCTTATTCAGAAATTGCTCGTCTACCACTTTAACGCTCTTTGCCAGTCGCAGCCATGTGACGGCATTAAGCTGCTATGGGAGAAGAAAGACATCTGGGAGACATGTGGAATGGTTGGTCGTGATTACAGATGGTGGGGACGGAATGCTGAGACAGAGGATGACGAGGCTGTTGCTGAGGCGTTCCGAAAAATGGTTGGAAGTGTAAAACTAAAAACTTGGCTAGATAGTGCCCTGCATAGTTTAAAGGTAAACGATGCGTTAGATTATGAGGAGACGAGAGCATTCATTGATTATGTCGATGGCCGTGCTGTCATAACTCCTTTGACAGACAAACAGAATTTAACCTACATGCGATTGAAGGCCGAGGTACTAAAAGATTACACATTGTCTGATGGTAGAACTCCGGCAACTGAACGGGATCTTTGGCAAACTGGTCGGATGAGAGATTTCTATCGCAAGCTGAACCCAAAGCTTAGAGAGGAATTTGAAAAAGAGCAAACGTATAGTACCATTCAAAAGGTTTATAGAATTGTTGTTGAGCCAAAAACTATGAACCTATTTGCTCGCAGGTTTGGAAAAATCGACCCAGCAGATGTGGAACTCGCTGTGCAGATGATGGCAAAGTTAAATACAATTGTTTGTGATGGCTTATTGTCCTCAATGATATTTAATAAGGAAGTCATTGTGGCAACAAGAGTTCAGGAACATGAAGATGTTGAGCGGCGACTGGAAGAGCAGAAGCCATGGGGCGACAATAATAAGATTGAAAGAAAAATCCGAAAGGAATTTGAATATAAAAAAGTTAAGTTGACTAACCAGCAGGTGGCAGATATGGTTGACAACACAATTCGTCAGTCTACCGACCAGTTACTTGTTACCTTGAACCAAAAAGACCATGGATGCAAGATTATCGAAAAACTGTATATTGACAACTTCTTGGCTGGAAGCGGTTTGACTGAAGAGCAATATGAGCAAATTATGCAGGATGCGGATAAAGAATCTGCGGATGCAGAACTTATGGCTCGACTTGTGGCTGAGGCGAATGCGAGAATGGTAGTTCGTGATAACGTAAATGTAGAATGCGTTATGAATTTTGAAGCAGATATTGTCGATAAGGTGTTGGCGGACAAGATGGCAGAAAAAAGTAATAAGAAAGCTGGCCGCAATGTGCTGGATTGTGGTCTTAATATTGATGATTTAATTGGTGAGGTTTGAAAGAAGGTTAAGTATAATGAATTTTGATAACCCCTATTGGATTGATTTAAAGGTAACTTATGAGTGTTACCAAGCGGTTGGACGCTTGCCGGAGTTTTATAAGAAGCATGTCTGCACAAAATGCCAGTATGAGATCCCGTGCTTCACTACTTGTGATGATGTGCGATGCAAGTGCCAAGAGTTTAAGCCTAAGACTGTGCGGAAGGCTGACAAGTATTTACATATCAATGATTTCATGAACGATGTGGCTGCATTTGAGGCCGCTAGAAATATTTAAGGAGCGTTACATAAATGGATAAGAAACATTTACCATTTGGTTTTGGACCAGAAGAAAAAGTTTCTATTTCAACTATTGCTTTTCAATATGGTTGGAGTGCCGCACGATTAAACAGCTTTCTTTACAAGTATGATGTGATCTATTTCAACGACGAGCATAAAACATGGCTTGTAACAGACCAGTATAAAGATAGCGGATACACTGAATCTTCATTGTTTACTAGCAAAACAGGATATTATTCTCAAGAGTATCTTGTCTGGACACAAGAAGGGCAAAAGTTTATTTATCAAATGTTAAAAGATAAGTTAACACTTCTTCCTGAAATTAAAATGCTCGATGAAGAAGATCCGTCTGACGGTTGTTTAACGGCAGAAGAACTCGCTGAAGTTCTCATCCAAAATGAGATTTACATAAACGAGGCATCCATTGGTAGGCTTACTCCAAATAGCAGTAATGTATTTTCAGTTCTACGGCACAAAGGCTATTTAATGAAAAAGAAGGGAATGTTGTATAACACTCCTTGTAAGAAATATCAAGGTTCTGGGTTATTTAAAGTATTCAAGAGACGAGAACCGATTTATCGATACTATCAAGATGAACCGGTTGGCGACAGTCTTGTGTATGTTACAAAGATTACTCAGGGAGGCAAGGACTTCTTCATTGAATATTTCAAACATTTGATGAAGAAAGGATGCGCTATTATATAAGGAGGGCTAAGAGATGCGAGTGCAAATTGGTAAATACATTATTAAAAACTGCGACGAGCGGAATCTCGTTATCGTTGAGCAGCGGCCAGCTGGCAAGAATCCAAAGACTGGTGAGATGGGCACCGGCGTAAAGGAGGTTACGGTCGGCTATTACCCGAACCTTGAATGGGCTTTACATAAGATTAAGGATTTGAATATTTCCGAAAGTGATGCTGATACAGTGGACGTTTTACTGGCAGAACTTGAACAGATTGATGAGACGATTCGCCGGGTGGCAGAGGAGGTCAAGTGATGGATAAGTTTGTAAATGCAACACGATTGATTGGCGTCCTCGATAGTGCTATCGCTCGTACTATGGCTAGAGGTAATGCAAAGTCTATTGATGATATGTGGTGCGATATGGCAATGCAATACACAAAGCGCATTCTTGAAGAAGAGATATCTGCTGGCGGTGAGTTCCGTCGAGTAGTTCATGCTCATTGGATTGAGCACGAGGCGGATTTTGGAGAAAGCTTCTTTGTTGAATGCTCGGCTTGTCATTCTAGCAAAAATATTGATGAATCAAAGTTTTGTCCTGACTGTGGAGCTGTCATGGACGAGGAGGTTAAGTGATGCGTACTTACGAGGATGTTGATGCGGAAATCAAGCAACTTGTACGTGATATGAATAGTTCCAGTCTGACACGCAGTGAGTACGAGGCTGCCGACGATATGCTGGATGAGCTCTATCAGGAGCGCGAACGACTTTGGCTCAAGGCTATGGAAGATGGCGAGAGTTGCTATCTGTAAAAGCCTGCTTTTATATTTTCTCTTTAGCTATAAAACACAGGATACGTTCAGGAAGAACATGGAGGTGACTGCCGAATGGCAAAGCAGCAAACTTGCCAGAAGTTTGTTTTTAAGATCCATACGAAGCGTCTGGTTGAAGCAAAGTGGGATTTGACTCTACCATTAGATGAGGCTAGACGAAACCACGAGATCATCTCGCTGGCTGATAGCACTGTTTTACGATGGATTGATGAGTTGAATGGTGTTACGGATGCAGAGGCTAAAGCACGGAGCATTAAGCGTAGAATCAAGATGCTGCGGAATGAGCCGTCTTGCTTAGAGAACCGCCGGGAGATTCGGAGGCTGTATACTGAACTGGACGCAGTTCAATTCAAGCCGGATTATATGTGTCTGGTGGTTGACAAGAAGAATGATTACCGCCGTGCATGTTCTCCAAAGGGGTTTAAAATCAATGGAATCACGTATCGCCGTCTGGTTGGGACTACCGGTGGTGTTAAGAATAGCACGATTGTGTTTGTGAGCGACCGTCTTGTTGATGAGATCCGTAAGCGAATCGACAATGGCCGTAATAAAGGAATTGAGTTTGTACCTGCAAAATTAGAGGCTTATAGAGCACTTGCCTGCTCTGCTTCTATTCCGGTTACTGACCCTGATGGTGTGCTTGTCGTTGATGATTGTTATACGCATTTTAAAGATCATGTTGTTGTTCTGGATGACGGAGTATCTGGAGAACCTACGATAGTTGAAGATAAGGAACACGATTGTGAGCTGTGTGCGAATGATGGGTTTGGACTTATTAGTTATGATCTTGCACAACAGTGGAGTGAGGATTTGAAGTTGCCGTCTACTGCGTCTGGTTTCTGTGTGCGGAATGCGTTCTGTAAAGGCATGTTATTTCCCTTCCCTTTCCGTGAGTTCGCTAAAAAGGTAGCGAAGCAGAATATGCTAAAAGACGCATGGGGAGATTATCGTGATATAAATAGGATTCAAGTAGTTCTTAGCACCTCTATGTTGAAACTGTGGGATAGTTATCATAGTTGTGAGGACTATCTTGAGAACTGTAGAGAGAATCACTATCACTTCTCTGTAACCAAGACTTGTGAGTTGGAGCTTGATGAGGAGCGTAATCTGAATTATCAGTTTATCCAAAGCTATCGGCTTACGAATGATGAGATTCGTGAGCTTGTAAAGCCGACTTTGGACGAAATCAAGGGCGTCATGGGCGGTGATTGGCGTGATGCGTTGCTGTATTTGCGTGGTAGTGGAATGCGTGATGACCCGAATTACATAAATAGTCTGGAAAACGACTATATTAAGGCTCTTATGATTGAGCCGGAAATGATTAACGACCCTTATGTGCAGAATCGGATTCGGTACTTTATTAAAAAGCGAATCGCTCAGGCAAAAACGGGTGTTGTAAAGGTACGAGGGAATTTTCAGGTGGCAAGTGGAGACCCATATGCGCTTTGTCAGGCAATGTTTCGGATGGAGGTAACCGGACTTTTAAAGGCTGGTGAAGTTTATAGCCGATTCTGGAACGACAGGGATGTTAAAAGGGTTGCTTGTTTTAGAGCTCCTATGAGTCAGATGGCAAATATTCGGTGCATGAACTTGAGCGCATCTGAGGATTGCCAATACTGGTATCGCTATATGAAGTCCGTGTTTATCACCAATGCGTGGGATAATATGTGTGCAGCACTTAACGGTGAAGATTTCGATGCCGACCTTACATTTTCTACCGACAATAGAGTTCTCATTGATAAATGGGTAAATGAGCCGGTCGTTCTTTGTGTCCAGCGCAAATGCGAGAAAAAAGTTCCGACCGAAAAGGATTTTATTGAATCTAATATCAGCGGATTTGGAGATAATATTGGGCGTACAACAAACCGAATTACAACTATGTTTGATGTGCGAAGTAAATTTGAGCAAGGTAGTAAAGAGTACGATGAACTTACGTATCGCATTATCTGCGGACAGCTTTATCAACAGAACGCGATCGACAAAATAAAAGGCGTGGCTACGACAGATATGCCGCAATACTGGTATGACAATAAAGCTTGCGCCGTTAAAGACGATGATAATCCTGATACTATCGAAGATAAGAAGTTCTGGAGTAGTATTTGCGCATGGCGTAAGCCATACTTTATGAGCTACATCTACCCTGCTCAAATGCGTGATTACAAGCAGTACGTGGCTGCAGCACGCAAGCGTATCAAGTGGGATGGATTTGCCGGTCTGGATGAGATTATGCAAAAGACCGTTAAGGATGATGTGGATGAGATGGTTATTCAGTATTACCTCTATCGGATGCCGGTGGGAATCAATTCTTGTACCATGAACCGTTTGTGTTGGACTATCGAGGACGAGCTGGAAGATTTTGAAGAAGAACTCAAGATAAGGCGCAAGTTTGATTACGATTCACTCAAGTCTGGCGTTGAGTACACCAATTCTCAATACTATGGTATCCGCTCTATTTTTAAGGATTACTTGAGGTTTGCTCGTGGTAACGCAATCCATTCTGGCAACGGAAACAATAATAAAGAAACCGGCGCAGACCGCAAGGAGCGCATTGCGCTGTATCAGGAAAGTATGTTCCGCAATCTTCATGACAAGTGTTCTAATGACGATGTACTTTGCGACATCATGCTTGATCTTTGTAAGAAGAATGCATCCAGTATTGCAATAGTCTGGGAACTATTTCACGATACTTTGATTAAACGCTTGTTAGAACGCCATGACGGTATGATTCATTCTCTTGTGCAGGATGAGAATGGCGATATTGAGTATGATGGCAAGCGTTTCAAGGATGTGTTAATTAACATGAATAGCAAGGAGGATGCAGATGATTGTATTGAATGAAGTTCTTTATGCTGAAGAGTGGCTAGAGAAGGATGTGCCTTGGAAGAAAGCGGGGCATGTTTTGCATTATATTGCGAAGTATTATTTCTATAAGGGATATTCAAAGGATGACGTAAGAGAAAAGCTTAACGAGTATATGCTGCGTCATTTTGAAGGGTATAATAAGGTTCTGGATAGAGAACTGATTGATAAAGCAATTGCTTCTGCCAAGGGTCGTCCTATGGTGGAACTTGATGGTGTGTGCATTACGAAGGTTGAGGTAGAGAAGATTCAAGCACTTGAAGGCAAGCAGATGCAACGCCTGATGTTTACGATGCTGTGTCTGGCAAAATACCATATTGCTGTTAATGAAAAATGCAACTACTGGATTACGGAAGATACGGCTGATATTTTCAGGATGGCAAACGTATCTGTAAATGAGAAAAAACAGAACGAGATGATCTGTGAGTTACATAATCTTGGCTTTATTGGGTTTGCCAGCTTGAAAAAGATTGACAACTTGAATATCCATATTTTGATTGCGGAGCCGGATTCTCCTCATGAGATTTTCGTGGACGATTTTGAGAATGCTGGTATTCTGTGGAACCAGTATTGTGGGAAAGAATACATCAAGTGTGATTGTTGCGGAAAGATGGTTGCTCGCACTGGACGCAGACAAAAATACTGTCGTAAGTGCGCCAAAAACGTAAATATCGAGAAAACTGCACAAAATAGAAAAATGTTTGATTTATGAAATGTGAAAAAGCGTGATATTTCAACGTAGGTACGTTACAATTTTACATATATAGAGCAAAACATAGTGCGGAAAGTTATGGTAGGGAGAGAGCGAGGACGCTTGTTTTCTTCCTACCTATTTTATTTTGAAAGGGTGTTTTACCTAAATGATTGAGATTACCAAAGCAGAGGCAAAGGAAATTCGTAAGGTTTATCCGAAGGTTTTCATTGCAAAAACTCGACACAAGCGATTTATTGAGGAATCTGTTCGTTATCTGGAGCTGATTCCGTTTAATATTGAAGCTCGTGAAATTGTTGAACGTGCCAAGCGCGGCATTCGAGACTAATTTATGAAAGAACGAGGTACAGACTTTGGATTTTGAAATTCAGCTGCCCGAGGAGATTACAAACCTGATGAATGGTGGTGGTCTCCCCTCTCCTGAGATGATGAACTTCTACGTTGACGAGAAGGATCGCATCTTTTTTATTGATTTTGAGATTGACCAGTCTCTGATTGAAATTGAGCGAAAGATTCTTCAATACAACCGTATCGACAAGAATATTCCTATTGAGCAGCGCAAGCCAATTAAGCTGTTTATTTACAGCTATGGTGGCGAGCTGGATGCGATGTTTAGCTTTATTGATGTTGTTACGCTGAGTAAGACTCCTGTTTGGACGATCAACGCAGGTATTGCAATGAGCGCTGCTCTTGTGATGCTGCTGTCTGGTCAGAAGCGCTTTGCTCTGCCTCATTCTACTGCATTGATTCATAGTGGCTCTGGCGGTACGCAGGGTACTTTTGAGCAGTCTAAGATGGCTATGGACTACTACGAGAAGCAGGTCGTGAAGATGCGTGAGTATATTATGGCTCACTCTACTATTGATAAGAAAACAATGACCAAGAATAAGGCTAAGGATTGGTATCTGGATGCCGATGAGCAGGTCAATTTTGGTATCGTAGATAAGATTTGCGATGATGTGGATGAATTCAATTAAGGGAGAGTTGTAATATATGGCTAAGAGAAAGGTTCCTACTGATATCCCTATGGAGAAGATTACCGATCCTGATCAGTATGGTTTTTATGGCATTTCTTTAGACCCTGAACAGCGTGTATTCCGTGACGCTATTTGGAATCCAAATATTGATGTTGTGATCTGCAACGCTGCAGCTGGTTCTGGCAAGACGCTTATTGCGACTGCGACTGCAAATCTGCTTGTTCAGGCTGGCTATTTCGATAAATTGACTTACGTTGTATCTAGTTATGGTGAGAAGCGTCAGGGTTATCTCCCTGGATCTATCACGGAAAAATCGGAAGTTTTCTTTGAACCCTTTTATCAGGCTCTGATTAAATGCAACGTTGACCCTAACAAGGTTATCAATGACGAGTCTATGGTAAACCAGAAGAATGGTACTGGTTATATTTCTTGTTTAACTCATACTTTCCTTCGTGGGACGAACCTGAGTGGAATAATTTTGTTGGACGAGAGCCAAAACTATACTCCTAAAGAGTTACAGAAGACTATTTCTCGTTGCGATGGTAGTGATGGCGAAAAGGTAAAGTTGATTATTATTGGTCATGATTTACAGTGTGATCTTGATAAACCTTCTGACTCTGGCTTTATGCGTTGTCTCCAGCATTTTGCGAAGCATGACCGCGTAGCCGTATGTCAGTTGACTACGAACCACCGTGGATGGATTAGCCAGTGGGCTGACGAAATGGACGTGAGTTAATGCGAGGAGCTGTAAGAAAAACAAACGAAAAATTTCAAGAAGAAGCCAAAATAAAGAATCAAAAGGTAACTGTTGTTGGAAAGTATGTTGGCTCAAATAAAAAGGTAACTGTGAAATGCAACACTTGCGGCAAGATGTTTGATATGTTTGCTTGCGCAGTTCTTGAAGGCTGTGGGTGTAAAAGCTGTTCAGCGAGAAAAGGAATGCTTACTTACAGTGGACTCAATTATGCGGATGTCGCAGAACTATTTCGTAAACGTGGATATCAGCTTATAACAAAGGAAGAGGATATTATTTCTTTTACAAGAACTCGATTACATTATCTTTGCCCGATTCATGGTGAAAGAACCATTATTTGGGGAAGTTTTAGAGATGGATCTGGTTGTAGTTTGTGTGCACATGCTTTGTCTTCAAAAAATCAACTAAAAGACTTTAATGTGATAAAAAGCGAATTTGAGTCTCGTGGATACACACTCTTAACAAAGAAAGAGGAATATACGGGAGCGTTTGGAGAATTGAAATATATTTGTCCAAGGCATGGCGAGAAAATCACAAAATGGAGCACATTTCATCATGGAACAGGTTGCCCAGAGTGTGCGTATCATAGATATGAAAGCAAAATCGCACAACAGCTAAAAGAGTATTGCAAAAAAACATATCCTGACACGATTGTTGAATATAAGGCTGTTAAAAATCCAAAGACTGGAAGATATATGCCTTTTGACATTTATATTCCATCCGAAAGACTGTTTTGTGAAGTTATGGGGTCACAGCATTATAGCCGTATTAAATATTTTCACCGGACTGAAGAAGATTTTGTAAAGCAGTTTGAGCGAGATAATATTAAGGAAAAGTATGCTGACGAACATGGACGGTATATCGAAATTGATTTACGTCGTATAAAAACGATTGATGAAGCCATTGAACATTTTGAGTCACTGCATAACAGTTGGATTAGCAAATGGGCAGCAGCTTTGGTATTTCCAGAGCTTGCAGAGTCTTGCTAAATCATTTCAAAATTGAAATAAAATATAAGGGAGAATAGAATTATGGTTGCTAAGAAGAGTGTTGTTTTTAAGAACGCTATTATTGATACTGCAGAGGGCACTATCACCGAGATCACCAAGGATGGCGAGAACGTCTTCAATCTGACGGAAGCTCTGGCAAAGTGGGATGGTATTGAGGGTGTCACCATCAATATTTCCACTTCTGATGAGCTGCTGGGCGACCCAGCTTGATGCCAATGGGTTGCTATAATAAACGGCCAGAAGAAACGAGCGATGACTTCTTTGTAAGAATCGGGAATGCTGTTCTGGCTAGAGAGTTGACTTGGGATGGCGCATCCAAGGTGCTCAATGATGAGTTGGGTAAGAATTTTGGTGAGTGCGCATATCGCAAGCGTTTTAAAGCATTCCGTGCGGGTATGCAGTATCAGGAGTCCTTATCTAATAGAGATGTGGGAACCTGCATTCTGTCTATTTCCGACCTACATATTCCATTCCAGAAGCCCATTGAGACTTTTAGTGAGTATGCTGGAAAGATTGATATCCTTCAGATAAACGGGGATCTGGTAGATGCGCAGGCCATTTCTCGTTTCAATAAGGTGTATCGTAAGAGTCCAATGGAGGAAATTCTGATTGCACGTCAGTATATGATTGACCTAATTGAGATACTTCAGCCTAAGAAGGTTGTTGTAAATTATGGTAATCATGACTTACGTTTCCAGAATTATCTTGCTAAGAATCTGGACACCGACTTGCTTGAACTGATGCCAAAGACATCTTTGGAGCTTATTTTTGTTGATGGCTTTAACCATTACAACAAGGAGCTTCATACAAAGGTTCATTACGACCCTCTGACTGATGTTTTTAAGGATAGTGGTATCGAGATTGTTTATAACGATACTTGGTTTAGTTTCGTTGGTGAAACAATTTTTGTGCATCCACTTGCTTATTCTAGCGGTATGTTGAAAACAGCAGAAAAGGCATATCGGTATTTCAAGGATAATGATTATTTCTTTGATACTATCGTGATGGCACACACTCATAAAACAGGTCATTATGATATTGGTAATTCTGTAATTTATGAGCAGGGCTGTTGTTGTGAGACATCAAAAATGGATTACGCAGCTGGAAAATTAACACCATCTCAGCGAGAAGGATTTATTCTGGTTTATCAGGATAAATTCGGAAGGCTGAATGAAGATAAGACGCACATTGTACGTCTAAATTAAAAAGCGGTGAGCCCCTACCACTAAACGGGGACTTAAAAAAGAAGTACGACCGCAAGGTCTGCTTGGGACATCATTTGTTGTCTCCTTTTCTATGTGCTGGGGCGATTGCTCCAGCTTATTGTGCCGCCTTAATTTAATGGTAGAATAGGAAATTTGTAATTTTCACATACGGGTTCGATTCCTGTAGGTGGCATGGCAAAAGCGGTCATTGGTTGCAACCGTGTATAAGCTGTAAAGTCAGACGCAGAGTAGCTTTGAGAAGCAAAATGCCAAGCCAATCGTGTTTCGCTACGTTAATGCGAAGCTTTAAAAGTCTAAAACAAGCGTTTTATCAACACGAGAACAATTCAACTAGCTCGGACGGATTGATGGATGCTTGTTTTATTATGGGTCAGTATATCCAGTGGCGAAGATAGCGGACTGTAACTCCGTGACATTAGAAACATCGTTGGTTCGACTCCAACCTGGCTCACCAAAGATTGTACGGCTATTCCCTACACCTTTATATAAAGGTAGCTGTGCAGGAAAGTAGGGTTATTGTGCGGCCTTACTCAAGTGGTTGAAGAGAACGGTCTTGAAAACCGTTAGGTCGGTAAACCCGATGCCAGAGTTCGAATCTCTGAGACCGCGCCAGTCCTTCTCCCGGAGGGCCTATATTATACCGGTTCCCTACCACCGGCTAAAAGGTAGGTTTTATGCGCCTATAGTTTAATTGCTTAAAACAGCAGACTCTAAATCTGCCTCTTGGGAGTTGAAGTCTCTCTGGGCGTGCCAAAAATGGCTTCCAATTCGCGGTTGGAGGCAAGTCCGAAGTCGATCTATGATTAACCTGTGATGCGCACACGATTAAGAAATAGATGACATTTAGGCATTATATAACGCGGGATACAGCAGTCTGGTAGCTAATCGTCCTCATAAGTCGAAAGTCGTTGGTTCAAATCCAACTCCCGCACCCAACATCTCCCCTTTCGCAAGCCTATCGCCAGTTTTCTACTCCCTCTGGCGGTAGGTTCTTTTATGAACAGTCCTGCCTGTGTATTTCAGGTGGCACGGTCGGCGTAAAGCTGGCCGTAAATACAAAATTTAGCCGATTCGTCGGCAGGACATAAGTCCACATAGATGATAAAGACCTCGGCTCACTACGGTGTAAAATGCTGAGGTCGAATTTTGAACAGAACCTATTAAGCCTCTCGACGATGCGTATCATGATAGGTCTTTTATAGAAGGAAACACTCTCGGCCTCTGTTTTACAAGCACATTAGAGGGTGTATTTGTTGCCGTAGGATGTGCGCACGTTCTACGGCTTTTATTTTTGAACGGAAAGAGGTGACTAAATGCCGCGTAAGAAAAAAGTCATAGACCAAGATATTATTCTTGAGGGGACAGAAAACAAGAAGACTTTTAAATGTTTACGTTGTGGAAAAGAATATGACGTGGCAGTTGGTCACTTTTATAAAATTACATATTCAAGTTTATGGAAAGCAAATGATTGTTACGCGCCTATTTGTAAGGATTGTGTGAACGAGATGTTTGATGAATATTCTCGTAAATTTGGAAGTGATCGTACTGCCTGTATGATCATGTCTCATGTTTTAGACGTACCATTTTACAATTCACTTTTTGATTCAATTAGTCAAAATAATGGCCGTGTAACGATGGGTTTGCTACTTCGGATTATCGGAAACGCTCGTAACTATCAATTTCAAACTTTCTCTAACACTCTTGTGAACGGTGAACTCAATAAAAACGCTCTCGATTTACAGGAAGAGAAGGAACAGAAGTGGTCGAAAGCAGAGATTCAAGCAAAGGATGACTGTATTTCTGTTATTGGATACGACCCATTTGATGGTTACAACGAGGGTGACCGTCGCTATTTGTTTAGTGAACTCATCAAGTATTTTGAGGATGGTATTGAGGACGACCCATTCAAGCTATCTCAGATTGTTCAGGTCGTGAACAATAATAATCAGATTCGACAAATCGACTTGCAGATTGCCCGCTTAAACCCGATGAACTCGGCTGAGGCAATCAAAAGTCTGAATGACATTAAGGTTAAGCTAGTTTCTAATAACGACAAGATTGCAAAGGAAAATGAGATTTCTGTCAAGAACCGTTCCAACAAGGATGCAGGACGTAATACGCTTACATTCTTAATGAAGGATATGCGTGAAAAGGATATTGCTGGCGCAGAAGCAAACTTCTACGATCAGTTACGGTCTCCTGGCACTCAATGGGCGGCAGATATGAGCTCTAAGGCAATCAAGGAAAACGCTTTCTTTGACGAAAATGACCAGCAGGAAATTTTCGATATACAAAGAGAACTGATTGATAAGTTTCAGAAAGAAAGTGATGATGCGAAAGAAAAATACAGGCTGTCTTTGATTGAGAATCAGCGGCTCAAGGAGCTGTTGGAAGATGCCGGTGTTGACGCAAGTGTAAAAGATACGGATGGTGATGCCGTATGAGGATGAAACAAAGAGCGCCTATTATTACAGCCGCAAAACGTAAGATTTATGAGTGTGATGCGGCAACGATTGCATTCTATCGGCGCAATCCTGTTATTGCGGCCAGAGATTTATTGGGTATCCAATTATTTGACGCTCAGGCATATATGCTGGAACAAAGCTGGAATGCAAGTCATGTTCTTTAGGCGTGTAGTCGAAACTTTGGCAAGTCTTTTGTAGGTTCTGTTTTCATTATCCTAAAGGCAATATTATATGAGAACCAATCTATTTACATTGTAAGTAATGTGGGTGACCAGGCAAAAGAGACATTTAATAAGATTGAGGAAATTGTTACTCGTGTTGGTAAGACGGCTGCGTCTATCCGTAGTCTGCAAGATATTGCAGAGAAAGAAACGAAAAAGTCTGCAACCAACAAAAGTGGTTTTAGTCATAATCCAGCCGGGTATGTTGTTGAGTTTTATAACGGTAGTTCTATTAACACTTTGAACTCCAACCCAGATGGTGTGCGTGGCAAGCGAGCTAGTCTTATTTTCTTTGATGAGGCGGCATTCTGCTCCGACGAACTGATTGTTGTCTGTGAAGCTTTTGCAACACAGAATACGGATTTCGTCACTGACACTGACAGTGACTATAATCCTGAAATGCAGCCTCGTCAGGTTCCTACTCAGCTAGTTTATGCTTCAAGTCAGGACACGATGGACAAGCTTTTTTATAAATACTACAAACAATTTGCAAAGCGCATGATTGCAGGAGATCGAGATTATTTTGTTTGTGATATGATTTGTGACGTTGCAATCAAAGTTTATATGAAGGGTAAGCCATACAAAGCACTATTGACACAAGACAAGGTAGATGCAGCTCTAAAGTCAAATAAAATGAAGGCGTTGCGTGAATATTATAATCGACCAAGCCGTGATGGTGGCGTAAACCAGATCATCAAATGGGGTACGGTTCGTCGCAATGAGCGAAAGTATATCCCACAGCTTTATTGGGATAAGAACTATCAGTATATTCTTGCGTTTGATCCTGCCCGCACAATGGATAACTCTATTGTTGGCGTTATGCGTATTTATAACGATCCAGAAAACGGCATGTGTGGCGACATTATAAATTGCGTGAACATGGTTGATCTTGCAAACGAGAAAAAATTCAAGCTCGATTCTAATCGTCAGCTTGAGCAGTTGCATGAGTTGATTCTACATTACAATGGTCAAAATCCTGATTACGAGTACATTGATAGATTGATGATTGACCAAGGCGCTGGCGGCGGTGGTACTTCCACATATGCGGACGGTTTACTTAACAATTGGACTGATAAAACAGGCGCAGAACATCGTGGTTTTATCGACGCAAATCATGAATTATATGAAGGATATGATGCCCGTTACCCAGATGCTGTTGATAAGCTACGTCTAATTAGTCCTCGTAAATTCCGTACTGCAATGGTTGAGGAATTTATTGAGCTGATGAATCTTGGTGTCATTCATTTCCCTCTTGAATACAACGGCGGAGATTATGTTCAGGTAGTAGACGGTGTGGATAAATCAACTGGTCAAGAAATTTTGAAGACGCATGAACTTTCCTTAGAGGAACAGACTGCGTGGGTTAACATCGACTTGATGAAGAACGAGATTACAAGTATTCAGAAAACGACAAACTCTGAAAATACGACCGTAACATATGCTTTGGCACCCGACGTTGCCAACAAAATCCACGATGATAGGTTCTATGTTGCAATTTTGCTTGCTCATCGTCTATACGAATTACGTCGTAAGGATAAAGTGCGCCAGTCTGCGGTGGAGACAATGACTGCTCCGCCGATTTGTATTTCTAACATTGACTTCTAAGCAGAGGAGGTGAAAATGTGGCAAGAAAGAAAAAGGAAGATTTTGATGTCGTGACTGCTTCACAGACAGATGACGGTACTGTAGTTATTACCTCTTTGAATGAACTTTCAGAAGAGAGAATGAATAACGTCATCCGAAATGCAGTTGCGTCTTATGACCCTGAAAATAAGCAGTATAGTACATATCTGAAAATTTCAGCCTCCTCTGAGACACTGACCGTTGACCGAATTGATGAGCTTGCACAAGGGCTACAGTCAAGTCTGACGAATGTGCAGACGGTCAATGGAATCATCCGTAATTACATCAACAAGGATGACCTGATTGGCATTACTTATGATGCGATTGAGGCGAATGTTAATACTGAGTTCAAATGCAGTTTCGCTCAGTTCCCTGAACAGCGTAATAAGACAAAACAGGTAAATTACGCCCGTGAAGTGATTGATGACTTCAACGCACAAATCAATGTGCGAAGTCTGCTACGTGCCGCCATTCCGATGACTTACGCAGAGGGCACTTATATTACATATCTGCGTCAGAAGGATGAGAACTACATTGTAGACTATTACCCTCTTGGTATTGCTGAGATAAGTGATTACCTATCAAATGGACAGCCTGTTGTGCTTATTAACATGTCTAAACTGAAATCTGCTTTGAGCAAATCTATGCTGAAGGACAAGAAGAATAAAGCACTGTTCTTTGAAAATCAGGAGACTGAGATTCAGAACAACTATCCAGATGAGGTGTATCAGGCATTTAAGAATGGTGATACATACGCAAAATTGGATGTTGACCATTGTGGCGTGATTCGTATTGGCAATATGGGACAAAAATATGGTGTCTCTCCCCTGTTTCGCGCCTTACGTCCGGCATTGATGCTTGAGACCTTTGATACTTCAGACCGTGTAAATGCTAAGGCTAAGGCAAAGAAAATCATCTGGCAACAGCTTGACCCTGAGTTGATGGGGCCAAACAAAGATAAAAAGGGCTTCTCTGAACAAGTGACAGCGCACGATAACCTGCTGCGTGCATGGAAGCAAAATACCGTGCTTGTGACGACCGCTCCTTATGTAAAGGATATCAAGTATGTTGAGCCAAAAGTTGAGATGACAAATATCGAGACTGTCAAACAGTATCGCAATCGAGAAATGGCTGCTTTGGGTATTAGTTTCTTGAATACTGATGGTCAGCAGACTGTTTCAACTGCAAAGGTGTCTCTTGACCAGCTGATGAAAAATATCGGTAAGATTGCAGAACAGATTGAAGATGTATTAAAACGATGGTATCGTATTCGCCTTGAAGATGCAGGTGTAGACCCGATGTACTGCCCTGATGTGAAGGTCTCTACTACTGAAATGATGGGTATGGAGATGAAGAAGGCGATTGCTCAGTTCCTGTTCACCACTTTGAACTGTTCTTACAAGACTGCTTACGAGTATATGGGACTTCATGCTGAGGACGAATTACGCAAGCGTCAGGCTGAGACTGAGGAAGGTTATGACGATGTATTTGTGGCTCGCCAGACATCTTATACATCGACAGGTAATTCCGGCGGTGGTGGTGACAGTGATAAAAAGACAGGTCGTCCAAAGGGCGAGGAAACTGAAAAACAAATTTACGACCAGCAGAGAAATGAAGATAGTAAGTGAGGTGATGAACGATGAGTAAGGAGTATTTCTATAGTAGAAATATCTGTTGCTCTGAGATTACGGAGCATCCAGACCACTATCTTGCCAAGTTTGTCATCTGTGATTTCTCAGTAAATGGGAATCAGGTTGCTTTAAACCGTGACACCATTGAAAGTTGGATGAGTACATTGGTTGGCAACCCGCTTGTTGGTAAGTTGGTCGTAGCTCCAAAGGGTGAACTGGATTTTTCCGGTCACAATATGAAAGTCGTCACCAGAAAAGACGATGATGGCAATGAATACAAGACTGCCGAATTTGACACTGATGCGTTCGGTAGTTTTCAGTCGGTCGGTATCGAGAGAATTGACGATACCGACTTTATTGTTGCCTCTTGTAAGATCTGGAAGCGATATCCAAAGGCTTGTGCGACGATTCTGCGCCGTATTGAGAGCGGCACATTAAATACCAGTTGGGAAATTGATGTGCTGAAAGCTCATAAGGGAATCGTGGGTGGCCGCATGGCAAAAATCATTGACGATGGTGTGTTTACTGCACATTGCTTGCTTGGTGCAAATGTTGAACCAGCATATAAGTGCTCTAAATTGCTTGAAGTCGCTGAAACCGATTTTGGTCTTGAATTGGCAAATGCCTATATCGAGGATACAAAAGAGATTTCAAATATAGAATCTAATGAAAAGGAGGCAAAAAATTTGGAACTGAATAAGGATAAGGAGACTCAGACCGCACAGGTTGAGAATCAAACCGAGACTGAGCAGGCAGAGCAGACGGCTACTGAGTCTACCACTGAGCCCACCACTCCGGCAGAGCCTGATGTTCAGACTTCCGAGGAAGGTGGTGAAACCCCTCCCCCGACTGAGCCTGAAACCGGTACTGAGCCTGCTGGTGAGCCAGAGCCGGAGTCTACCACTGAGACTTCCAGTTTGACCGGTCATGACCTGTACGAGAAGCTGAATGAGGCTGTTGTGAAGTTTAATTCAGATATGTATCTAGCCGAAGTGTTCCCCGAAGATCACACTATCTGGTGTAAGAAATTTGGTCGTTGTATGAACGATTTGGATTACATCATGTTCTCTTACACCGTTGAGGGCAACGAGGTTTCTCTTGGCGAGCCGCAGCGTATCACTCTGACTGTTTCTATTTCTGATGTTAACACCAAGATTGCGGAGCTGAATAACACTATTGCAAGTCTGAATACTGAGCTGCAGAGTGCAAAGGAAGAGGTTGCTTCTCTGACTCCATATAAGGATCAGGCAGAGAAGGCAGAGGCAGAAAAAGCGGCTGCAGAGCTTGCACAGAAGAAGGAGGATCTGCGTCAGTACGCACTCTCCAGCAAGATGATTACTGAAGCTGAAGTTTCCGATGGTGGCAATTACGCAAGTCTGATTGAGAATCTGGACGAGACCGGCATCAAGAATGTGATTGCCGAGCGTTGCGTTGAAGCTGCCAAGAAGGCGCCTGCTGAAAAGAAGATTGAGACCTCTGAGGTACATAAGTCTGAGAGCATCAAGCTGAATTTGAATGAAACCAAGTATAACACCACTAACGCTAACAAGCGTGATGCATGGCGGGAATATTTGGGTAAGTAATAACATTTAAGAGAAAGGAAAAATATTATGATTCGTGAACTGATGGTAAACGGCGCGAAGAATATTCCCGCTAACTATGCCGCAAAGGTCGATATGGTCACCGGCATGGGTGTCCAGGTTGACCACAAGGCTGGTCAGGTTAAGTTCCCTGACGCAGCTACCGCTGAGGGCATCGAGATGGTTGCCCATGAGTTTATCCCGGAGGGCATCTATGCAAGCCAGACTAATTTTGATGACTATGATAAGATGGCAACCGAGATTAAGGCAGGTGTGCTGGTGAAGCGTGTTCCTCTGTATGCTGGCGAGCTGTACGGCACCGACCAGTACAAGGATGGCGATGCACAGGATACCAATATCGGCAAGCTGCTGGAGGTCAATATTGACGGTAAGTGGCAGGTTGCTACTACTGGTACTTCTCGTTTTGAGTTTGCTGGTGTGATGGACGACAACGGCCACAAGCTGATTATGATCAGTGTGCTGCCCGAGGCAAAGACTGTTGCTTGATTGAGAGAAAAATCTTGAATATGATACGTGAAATTTAAGGCTATCGTCTTTGGACGGTAGCTCTTTTATTTTGCGCGAAGAGAAAGGAAATGAATTATGGCACTGAATATTGAAGTGGCCGAGCTGATGAAGCAGCCTGGTCGTGTTTATGAAGTTGCTGAGAAGACTCAGTACAATCGCGCTATGGATGCCGAGGACAAGGAAATTGCAGAGGTTGTTGGCGCTCATGTTGAGGAGCTGATTGACAAGGGCGATCCCAATAAGGAGATTGCTCAGTTTGTTAACCGCACCGTGACTGATGAGCTGTATGGTGCACCTGACGAGCTTCTGGACTCCATGTTTGAGCGTGGTAATGTTGGTGAGTTTGATGACTACGAGGCAGGTCGTACTGTTAAGAATACTCTGAAGGCTTATGATGCAGCTAAGGGTGGCAACGTGCCGAAGTCTTACCTGCACTACGAGACCATTAAGCCCGTCTGGCGTAATAAGCAGATTGAGGCTGATCTTAGCTTTGTGGAAGTAAGACGTAATGCTTGGAAGAGTGTGGCAACTCTGACCACCTTTATGACTGAGGCTCTGAAGAACCAGATGTTCTATGACATTTTCAGCATGGTTGATGACGCTATCACTGGTGGTGAGCAGAAGATCGATGCACAGGGAAAGGAGCCCACTATGCAGGACATGGACGCTCTGGCTCTGTATCTGAATGAGTACGCCGATGGTGGTAATCCCTTCACTGTCAGCCTGATGAAGTATTGTGCCAAGATGCGTCGTATGACCGGTTACGCTGAGTATCTGTCTGACGCAGCTAAGGACGAGTTCAACCGTTATGGTCTTGTTAAGACTTATGATGGTGTTGCTATTACTGGTATTAGCTCTGCTAAAAAGCTGGGTGATGGTTCCCTGCTGATCCCGGATAAGCGTATCTATGGCATCGCAGGCAAGATTGGTCGCCTTGACATGAAGGGTGAGACTCATACTTACGAGGATCACGACAACAACAACGAAAAGATTCATCTGATGGTCAAGGACTTTACCTTCGGCTATAGCATTGATCATATCGAGCGCGTTGCTAAGATTGTTCTGCAGTAATTTTTACCAAAGGCAAATTTGAGCGGGGACTTTGCGGTCTCCGCTTTTATAGAAAAGGAGACAAATTATGAGTTCCGTGATGGAAAAGAAGTTTATTGACGTTCTGAACTGCGACGATAACGTGGTTACCATTTCGTCACTGAACGGTAAGGGTTATACTTTCGAGCCCGGTAGTGTGGAAGATCCTTGTGTGATTCCTATTCCGCCGGAGGAGATTATGTATATGAATAGCACTTGTTCTGCGTTCAAGAATGGTGTTCTGCGTTTCCGCCCTGAAGAGCAGAATGAAATCTTTAAGGCTATTGGCATTAAGGGCGACGATGTTCTATTCATTGAAGATATCGACAATGCGATTCTAAATCCCACTGTCGAGAATCTTCAGCGTATGATTGACATTAAGGATGGTGCTCAGTTTGAGCGTATTCGTGGTCGCTTTTATCGTATGACCAATGCCGGTGAAGATCTGTCTACCAAGGTCAAGCGCCTGATTGACGAGCGTTATAAGGAGCTCCGTGCTGGAAAGCGTAACAGTGAGCTGTCTGTCGTACCTGCGACCAAGTCTGCTGATAATGTTCAGGCCGAACTTGAAACTGCAAAGAATCAGATGGCTGAAATGCAGAAGCAGATGCAGGCTATGATGGCACAGATGCAGGCTATGATGGCAGGCGCACAGACTGTTGCACTGGATAATTCTGTAGAAAAGACTACTGTCAAGCGTGGCCGTAAGAAGGCAGAGGCAGAAAAGGCGGAGGTTGTTCCCGCCGAGTAAGATTGGAGGGATAATGTGACCGCATTTTCGGAAATATACGACAAGTTCTACGAGCTGGTCGAAACTGATAGTAATTTCTTTCAGTATTTTGACCTGAGCGAGAATGAAGTGCGAGATCTTGTACATGACCGTGCAAAAAGTTATTTGATAGAGTCACTTTCTGTGATTACCAGAAACATTGAACCGGAAGAGGATTTTAGTTTCGATGATTACGATTCAGAACTAGAAGAGTTTAATTCAGATCTCACATTCGATGAGATTGATATGTTAGCGCATTTGATGTTGGAGCAACATTTTAAGCGTGAATTTGGGAAGTTGAAAGCATTTAGCGCACAGGACCTTCCTACGAGTTTACAAGTATTCTCCCCTGCTAATGAGCGCACGAGTATTCGTGCTCTTGTGAAAGACATTCACGAGGAGAATATGACGATGTTAGACAACTATATGGCAAAAGACCGCTCGACCCGTAAGCGTAAGACCATCGACTATGATACATACGCTTCCTACTCTGAGTAAGGAGGTGTACCGATGGACTTTTATACAAGGGCACGAGCTGTTGGTGGTGCCGCAAAAATGTCTAACAAAAAGGATGTCAAAATTGCTTTTGCAAAGCGAGATTTTGCTGCACATTTTAAAGATAGCGTTGATTACGAGGATAATGCTCTTGTGAATGGTTTACCTCAGAAGCTGGTTGTTAGTCGCAGTAATAGTATTGCTAAGGAAAAGAAAATCTGGGCTTATCCTGGTGATTCTTTGAATCTTGGCGACATTGTTGACTGCTACAATTGTAAATAGCTGGTAACTGAGATTGAACCAAACGATGAAATTTTTCTTCGTGGAAAAATGGAGCTGTGTAACCGTCAAATCCAATGGCAAAATCCGATTACTGGTGAGATAGTCTCTCGTTGGGCAACACTGAGTAAGCCTTATTACGCAAATAATAAGGAGATTATCATGACTTCATTGAGTCAACGTGAATATAAAGTACAGATGCCTTTTGATGACGAGACCGCACTGATTGACCTTGATAAGCGCTTTATGTTGGAAATTATCAATGGCGAGCCGAAAACGTATGTTACGACTTCTGTTGACCAGAGTACAGAGCGTTACGAACTGCATGGTAAGACACAGGGGTTCCTTGTGTTGAACATCCGGCAGGATCAGTATAACAGTAAGACGGATAATGCTGAGAAGATGATTTGTGATTATTTTGAGCCAAACAAAATCGACGAATCAGAGATAGATTCTCGTGTGACTGCTACTATAAAGTATGTAGGAAAACCAGAGGTTCGTATTGGTGGTTCTTGGAAAAAATTCTCTCCTATGTTCACAAGTGTTGCTGGCGAGGAAATTACTGAAATTGCTAAGTGGAAGTTTGTTTGCCTTGAGGAATTCAAGGAATTTGTAGAAACGCAGAGTACCATAGATGGTGTTTTTAAAATTCGTATTTTAAATAATAGTATCATGGACGGCGCAACTGTAAGAATTTCTTTGACGAATGCAGATGGTACAGCAAATGCATCCATTGAATGTAAGGTGGTGAGTTTGCTGTGACAACGAGTGAATTGATTACTGATTATAAAAACAAATTGGCCTTGAAGCTGGTTAATACTGATGGGCTTGTTGAAGCGATGGGCAATGATGACATTGAAGAGCCTGACGAGGCGATTTATACATACATCTTCCCATACTTCCATATTCCTGACACGATTGAGGCAGCGCACAGCTATATTTGTTTTAAGGTAAATATGACTGACCGAAGCAACGTCAACGACTGGTATGAAAACTTCACACTTACTGTGTGGGTTATTGTGAACCAGGCGCTGATGAAAATGAAGGGCCATGGTGGTGCAACACGAGTTGACTATCTGAGTGGTCTTGTGGAAAAAGAACTACACGGCAGTACAATTTTTGGAATCAAACAGCTTAAAATCACATCCAATATCGAGGACAATATGGATTTATACCATCGTGTGCGAATTATGACGTTCAAGACGCAGGATTTGGATGACCTTGTGGGGTGTGGCTGATGGAGCTTCGGGAAATGTACGAGCCAAGCTTGATGCGCGGAAGAGACTTTAAAATCAACGACAAAATTACGATTCACATGCCTTCGGTCGGTGACATCATCGATTATGGTGAGCAAAAGTATTTTCAGTTGGTTTATTTATTCTGTTCTACATCGAGCGATTACAAGGCACAGCTTGACTCTGTTGGAATTGATTGGCAGAAGATTTCGGACTTTGAAATGTTCCGGCAACTTTTTATAGGCAATAAAGATCAAGATATGTCTATTTTGCTTGGCGATATGGACACTTCTGGGTTTATGATGGCGAAAGATAACATAAGTGGTGAGATTGTATTACACAACAGGCTTACGGACACTCGTATTGACCATGTGGTGTATGAAACGATTTCTCAGTACCTATGTGCTGCGAATGGAATTGAAAAGCATTCCGAGTTTGCTGCTGACGAACCGACAAGAATTGCAATGATAGAGGAAGCCAGAGACAACTTGGAGTATCAAAAAATTAAGCGTTATGAACCACACCTTGCGGAGCTTGTGCTCTCGATGGCGTGTTCGTCTGGCTTTAAAGCGGATTACTTCAAGGCTATGGATTACCCTATGAGTGTATTCATGAATCATGTAAGAAAGATTCAGCAAATAAAAAGTTACGACAATACGATGCATGGCGTTTACGCTGGCACCGTGGAATTTGGAAAGATTCCAAAAGCACAACTAGATTGGACGAGCAAGGTTGATTGACCTTGCTCTTTTATTTTATCCAAATAAATTGAAAGGAAGAATATTATGAGCGATTTTAATTTTAATGAGGTCGTTATTGACCGCGTTCATCGCATTCACGAGTATGATCTGAATGGCAAGCGTCTGTGGACCATGAATCAGGTTAAGGATTTCAAGCTGACTCTGGGCGGCGAGACCGTTTACGCTCAGGATGCACAGGGCGTTAACATCATGGCATTCGATAAGAGCAAGACTGCAGAGGCAGATTGGTCTAATGCTCTGATGCATCTGGGTGCTCTGGCAGAGCAGATGGGCTCCAAGAAGGAGGTTGCTTCCTCTGAGGCAAAGCAGGTCTTTACCACTGTTGAGTACCTGACTTCTGCTGACGGCAAGAAGCTGACTCTGACCCATACCCCCAAGGCTGCTGTTGCAAATGCCCCCTTTAAGTACATCGATCTGGTCGATGGTCAGGGTAATGCACTGAAGACCTTTGAGCTGGGTGAAACCGCAGAGTCTCAGTTCTCTGTTACTGGTACTGAGGTCACTCTGCCCACTGGTGCAAATCTGAAGGCTGGCGACCGCTTTGTTGTGAAGTATCAGTACGAGAGCGAGGAGGGTGTTGCTATCAATGATAGCGCCGATAAGTTCTCTACCGAGGGTGAGTTCGTGATTGAGGCATTCTGCTACAATCCCTGCGATAAGGCAAACAAGAAGCTGATGCGTATCATCTTCCCGAATGCCAAGATGGATAATGCTATCGATATGACTTTCACTAATGAGCTGGCTCATCCGGTCAAGATTAGCGCTACTCAGGAATACTGCTCTGAAGACAAGCGCCTGTTCCGTATTGAGACTGCTGCTGCCTAATGGCAAATCTGAATTGGTGCCGTACTTGCGGAAAAGAATATCCGGTTTGCCCGCATTGCGAGCAGGATGCGCGTCTTAATCCTTGGCGAATGATTTGCGACACTGAGCCGCACTTTCTTGTGTGGACTGCCGTAAACCAGTATCGTCAGGGAATTATTTCAAAAGAGACGGCAAAAGCAGATCTGACTACTCTTTTGATGCGCAAGTATAAGAATGTTACGGAAGCCGAGGTAGAGACTTTTATCCCAGCTGTTCGTGATGTTTTCCATGAGATCATGGATGAGCCTGCAAAGGCTGAGAATGAGTCATCTAGTGATGTAAAGGATGAGACGCCCGTGAAGCCGGTAGTTAAGAGAACATCAAATCGTAAGGGGCGGGCATAACCGCCCCTTTGTTTTTCGTGGTGGTTTTATGGAGAAAAAGAACAGGACAAAGTTTAATGTCAGTAAGAATCCAGCAGATAGAACATACGATGGCGTAGTTTATGATAGTAAGGCAGAAATGTTGTTTTATCGAGATATTGTATTGCCAAGGCTGGCAAGCGGCGAAATTGTAGAGTGTCGTAAGCAAGTCCCCTTCCTTCTGCAGGAAGCGTTCCGCCGGGTCGATAAGGACGGAAAGGACGTAGCGGTGCGGAAGATTGATTATGTGGCGGACTATGAAATTACATATCGAGATGGCAGTAAACAAGTGATTGATACGAAAGGATTCGCTGATAGTGTTGCGCTGATGAAGCGCAAGATGTTCTGGTTCAAGTACCCTGATGTAGATTACCGCTGGATTACATACTCCAAAATTGATGGAGGTTGGGTCGATTACGACGACCTAAAAAAAGCTCGAAAAGAGCGAAAGAAATTAAAGCAAGCACAGACGAAAGGGAGATAAAATGAAGGTTTTAAATTTTCAGGAGCGAATTGACTTCGTGAAAGAGGTCATTGAGATGTGTACTGTTCAGGACGATTATCAGCCTGCGCTGTTTGATGTGGCATTTCGGCTGACCTGTTTGAAGTATTTTGTTGGTTATGATTATCGCAATGAACCGCAGACTGAGTGGCCGCGCATTGCTTATGAGTCTTTTAACCTGAAGATTGAAGCTGCAGGTTGCGATACTTCTACGTTCTGGGATCAGTATGATTCTCTGGAGAAGGCAGTGCAGGAGCGTGTGCAGCGTTCTCACGATGAGTATCTTGCTCTGGCAATTTGCAACAAGCGCGATGCGTTTGCCGAGTTTATTGATTACCTGAAGGATTATCTGGATGAGGCAAAGAAGAATCTTGGAGACTTTGATGTAAATCAGGCTTCTCAGGTTATGTCTGCCCTGCTGGACAATAAGCAGGAGATCTCTGCTGTGCTGGCAAAAGATAAAAAGGAATAAACACTTTTAGAGGTGGGTTGGAGGGAATTTTAATATGGCTACAAGAAGTAAACCGCTGAAGCTATGGGATGCTGAGAAGTTCAAGAACGTAAACCCAGTGTCTTTGAAATACTGGGATAGATATGAGACTGATATGGGCATCCGTGACCTCAGCCAGTCTACTGTTTACAATTATGAATCTGATTTCAAGCAGTGGATGATTTATGTTCTGGACAATCAGGGTAATGCCCCTGTGACGGAACTTGAGGAAGAGGATATCGAGGAATTTCTGTTCTACTGTAAGAAGCATGGAAACAACTCTGCTCGTATGAAACGGCGTATGAGTACAATTTCTGCGCTATATCGGTATCTTCGCAAGAAGAAAATTATCAAAGAAAATCCGATGGAGTTCATTGACCGACCGACCAAGGACGTGGCTGTTGTGAAGCAGACATACCTTACACCGGACGAGGTTAAGTTGATGCGAGAGAAGCTGAACGCTATGGTTGAATCTGCGACCACCGTTCACATGAAGGATAATGCGATGACGTTGCGTCTGTACGCACTGTTCTCACTATCAACGATGGCTCGTGTTAATGCTGTGCGAAATACACTCTGGAAGTCTATCGATTATGAGAACCGTATGGTGCATGACGTTCTGGAGAAGGAAGGCAAAATTGTTGATTTGATGTTCAGCAAGGAAGTTTCTGAGCTTTTGAAAGAGCTGAAGGAATACCGTACTGAGCATGATATTGAGGATGGCGGCTATGTGTTTGTTGGTACGAAAATCAATGGCGCATGGATGCCGATTACTTCGAGCACGGCTGGTGATTGGTGTAAGAAGATTGGTGAGATGATTGATGAGCCTACGCTGCATCCGCACGATTTCCGGCACAGTGGTGCTACCCTGCTGAAGAATGCGGGTATGAGTCTGGAAGATGTCTCTTCCCTGCTCAACCATGCTGGCACGGATGTGACCAACAAGTATTACATCAAAAAGGATACGACAAAGATTCAGTCTGCAAAGGATCGGTTTGAGATTTGAGGTGTAGTGAATGAAACAGTCATATACAAACTTCGATGACCTATTGAGTGATGTGGCAGATGGTGTGGAGCAAATTATGCAGGACGTAGCTCCGCAAATCGAAACAGTTCTTCAAGCAAGTGCGAAGAAAAATATTCAGTCACAATCAGCCCGTTCTGCTGGAATCGAAGATGCAAATAATATTGTAAGTAGTGTGACTCGTGATGGAAACATTGTTACGATGATTGTGAAAGACATCGCAAAACCGCAACCGTCTTATTTTCTTGGTGGGAAGAAGTTCGATTCTCAACGTGTAGCAGATACTTTATTGTACAGAGAATATCATTTTGGTGGCTCACCGATTGTTTGGAACGAATATGGTGGGGCAAATATTCTATTTGATGAACGTGAGAACGCGGCTGTTGGTGGAACTATGTTTGCGAACTGGATCGAGAATGGTCTTTGGATGGATCTGAGTTATTATCTTCGGTCTGGCGGGCAGAAAGAATATCGCCCTGCACGTCCGTTTATTGCCCCTGCGCAAGTAGAGGCGGCAATGATTGTTAAGACGGCTTTACATGGATTGTAAAAGCCATCTTTTATGAGAATTTATTTGGAATAAAATTCAATGAGAGGAGGGCTGGCTTTAAGGAGCTGGCCGCTTCTCTTTTTTGTTTTGAAAGGAATGTTGAAAATGGAAAAGAGAGGTGACCAACGGTATGGCGGATAATACAAACACCGCAAGTAGTGCTGATACTTCCTCTGTAACGGCCATAAAGGTCAAGGTCGTTCTTGATACTACTACCGAGGAGTTAAAAAATCAATTTAAAGGAGTTCAAAACAGTTTTAAAAAGGCTCCTGTGGAGATTGCTTTTGGTGTAAACGAAGGCGCAACCATCGGCAATGTTAATGCCGCATTGAAGCGAATCATTAAAAAGGTAGAGTCTCCAAAACTCACTTTGAAAATAGATGAATCTAATATTGATGCTGCTGTAAAGAAGGCTGTTAATAAAGCACAGTCTGGCGCGAAAAATGCGAAAACCGAGGTCAAAGTAAACTTAAACACTAATGAAGCGAAACAAAAACTAGATGCTTTTTACCGAAGGGTTCAAGAAAAAGGTTCTCTTTACAAGGATGCTCTCAAACTTGAATCGTCTGGTAAAAATCAGCCAGAGTTAGAAGAGGTTTTACGTCAACTTCAAGCGGTTAGAAATGAAGCTGGGCGGCTGCGTACAGAACTTGTAAACATTCTTCCGACGGAAGAGTTTAGCAAAATTTCCGAAATTGAACGAGCAACAACTAATAGTATTTCTAGGCTTGAGGCTCGGCTTCAAGGGTTAAAGAATGCCGCGAATGATGGAACGTTAAAAGCTTTAAAAAAATCACAAAGCGATCAAACTAATACGTACTCAAATAATCTTGCTGACGCCAATAATAAATATAAGAATTTTTCTGGAGCTTCTGATGTAAAATCTTCTCTTGCGGATGTTCAAAAGCAGATTGATATTCTTAACACGCTTGAAAGCGGAACGCAAGATTATGCTAATCAATTAAAGGTTGTCGCTGATACATGGGCTGACGCCACTCGCCAGATGAGTACTTTTGATGAAGCTCAGAAGAAAGCTGAAAATCATGTCAAGAGCATGACGGAACAGGCGCTGAAATGGAAGGAATCCATTAAGGACAGCGATACTGCTTCGCAAGAATTGAGAGATTCCATTGACGGTATTATTGATGCGTCTAAAAAGTTGGATTCAGACCATAGTTCAGATACATATAAGAAAGGCGTAAAAGACTTAGATGATGCTTTTATTAGTACAAAGGCATCGATGTCCGTGTATACAGATGGCTATAAAGACCTTGAATCCACAGCGAGAAGAACACTGACTGAAATTCGCAAAAAAGAGTTAGAGTTAGAGCAGACAGGAAACCATAGTTTTGACAGTATTCTTATTGGCGACAGTAAGACGACTTCTCTTGATGATAGTCTTGAAAGTCAACTTAATTCCTTAAAGGGAATGAACACTCAATCTGCTACGTACAAACAACGAGTAAGTGAAATTGTTGAAGAGTGGTTAAAGGTAAAGCTTCAAATTGAGCAAGCTTTGAGATCCGAAGAGGATTTGGAAAAAGAAGCCGAACAGAAGCACGGTCAAGTCCGTTCAAAGCAAGCTGCCTATAACACTATTCAAAATAGATTAAGTAGTACGGAATTCACAAGAAAAAATAGTGTTGCTTTAGGACGATTTAACACTGGCGTGTTGGATGATGGCAAAACTGGGCAACAAGTATTGGCAGAGCTAGATGCTGCTATGAAACAGTTGGACGAAAATAAAGGTCCAACAGAGTTTAAAGCAACACTTCGTCAAGTTGACGATTTACTTGTTCGGGTGAGAAAACATATTGACGATGCTTTGGTGCAAAGCCGTCAGACAAAGACAGCAAATACTGATACAGATAAGATAGAAAATCTTATGCGTACTCTATATCAGTATAAAGAAACACTTCATGGATTTGAAGGTTCAAAGTTTGAAGCAGAATACAATGAGCTTTTTGATGCGATTAAAAATGGTAGTTATTCTTTTGAAGAAGCTCAAATGAAAGTCAGCAAATTCCAAAATGCTTGCCACCAAGCTGGATTAGAAACTGAAACGCTTGGTCAAAAACTGTCTCGTCTGTTCAAGGAACATTTCCAGACCGCCATCGCTATGGCCGGAGTTGCAATGGTCAAACAAGGTCTGCGAGAGGTTTATGATAATGTTCTGGAACTGGACACGGCTGTAACAGAGCTTAAAAAAGTCAGTAAAATGACTGGCGACGAGATGAATGAATATCTCGATAGAACTGCAACAAACGCTCGTGAACTTGGTGCGAATATCTCCGATCTTGTGAGTAGCACAGCCGATTGGAAACGCCTTGGATACACTGATAAAGATTCAGAAGAGCTTGCTCGTGTGTCTGCTCTTATGGCTAACGTTGGAGACCAAATAGATAATGCAACAACTGCTTCTTCTTACCTGATTTCTGCAATGCAAGGTTTTGGGTTGGTTGCTGATGATGCAGAGCGTCTTCTGGACTGCATGAACCAAATCGCTAATACCGAACCAGTCAGTATGAACGACCTTGGAATTATCATGCAGAAAAGTTCAGCTGCGATGTCTGCCGCCGGAAATACATATCAGGAGACGCTTAGTTTGGCGGCTGCTGTGAATGGTGTACTTCAGGACGCCGATACGAGTGGCACTTACCTAAAAACTTTGAGTATGTACCTTCGTGCTTCAAAAACAGATGCTGAAAATGCCGGTATCGCAACAGATGGGATGGCAGATTCTGTATCCGAACTTCGATCTGAGTTGAAGCAACTTGCTGGTGTTGATATTATGAAGGATAACAATACCTTCAAATCAACCTATCAGATTATGAAGGAACTTTCTGAGGTTTGGAAAAATCTGTCTGACACAACACAGGCAAATATTACTGAGTTGATCTCTGGAAAGAGAGGAGGTCAGAGTACATCTGCCCTGCTGAATAATTTTAGCGTTGCTGAAGATGCTATGAAGCAGGCGCTTAATTCTAGCGGCAGCGCAATGCGTGAGAACCAGACGTACATGGATTCATTGCAGGCAAAGCTTAATCAGCTTGATTCTGCATTCCAGAAGTTTAGTACGGACTTGATGAAGTCAGATATTCCGAAGTTCTTTGTAAGCCTTGCTACAGTTTTTGTTGACGGTGCAGATAGTGCTGTAAAATTTGCAGGTGCATTACCCACTTTGACAGCTGCCATCTCTGGCGTGTTGTCCGTAATGCAGATGAGCGGAAAGCTCAAGAATGGTGCGGGTAAAGTTAATATGCCCTCTTATATTTGTTGCGTATAAAAATATAGGATGCGGCACCATGTAAAAATAAAATAGCCCCTAGAGTGCTGGGAAACCCTAAGAGCCATATCGCCTATTGTTATATTTATATAATGTAGGAATCGAAAGATAGAAACAAGGATATGGATGCTATATGCTGAGACAAAAGCTCGGTTTTATCGTATTGTAAAAATATGGTAATAGTTGAGTGCTAAGTAGCGTTTACAATGGGCGGTCAGCAGCCGATCCACTCCCCTATTATATAATGTAGGAGGGTGGAAGGTTCATCGACTAAAAAGGGTCAGTGAGCAACCACTGGAAGGATAGTCAGTTTTGGACGAAAGTTCAGAAGTCCACCTCAGACGTAACCAGACGACTTAAAGAAGTAGGTGGAAACGAGGAGACGTGCTATTCTCTAGCGCGATATAAATAGGAGAAAATATTTAAAAATATAATCCGACATGATTCATATTGACAGCTGACGCAGTGGCGGCTATAATGAAAATATAATCGTATAAATTTATTTTACGGAGGTATTTATCATGCCGAGACCTAAAGGAAGCAAAAACAAGGTTACCATGATTGCAGCGGCTTCTATCGATTATGCCGCGCTGATCGATGAAAAGCAGTCCGCAAAAGATTCGTTGAATGCAGAGGTTACTTCTATCGCGGCTAATATCGATTCTTTGAAGGCTGATCTGAAGTCTAAGAAAGCTGAAATCAAAAAGCTGGATAAAGAGTTAGTTAAACTTACTGAAAAGAAAGACGAAGCTGACAAGAAAGCTGCCGAGGCCGCCGCCGAAAAGGAAGCCGTCGATCTTGTAAAGAAGGCGCTGGCAAATGGAACTACTGTTGATGATATTCTTGAGCTGCTGAAATAACTGTTGCGCCACGGCACATGAATTAAGCCCGACTTTCCTACTACTGGGAGGCCGGGTGTTTTAATTTGCGTTGCTTTTTACGACAGTCTGTGATACACTCTTATAAAAAGGAGTGTTGATTCATGGAAAACAATAAAAAGCATGTGCCGAATATGGAAATTTCTAATTTTGGCGGTCGTTCTATTACGGACTACACGTATCATGGCGGTAAGGACGAAACTACAGAGAATCAGCTGAATGCTTATTTCAGAGATTATAGTGATAATAGATTGAAAAGCAAAGATGGAGGCGCTGATGACGGAAATAGTAAAACTAATCAACAGCATTGATACGCTGTTTAATGTATTTGTTCCAGGCGCAATCTGTGTCTGGTTTTATATGAAGCTGTCTTTAAAGAAAATTGAATATCAGGGATATCTTATTTTAAGTATCGCAGTTGGTTTTGTATTAAAGTATACGGTTGATTACTTAGATAGAATCCTTCCTTTTGTTGTAGTTGGTTTTCCTATCGTACTGGCATACGTTCTTTTAGGGCTGCTTGCCGCTGCCGCATTTTACAAAGTCAAGAACTCTGTTTGGGCTCGAAAAATAATGGTCAACATTCTTGGAGTTGAGCCGAGTGACAATATTTGGACTAGGCATATCGATTCTCATGGTAATTTGATGATGCTAAACATGGATGATGGGTCTCATATTTTAGGAAAACTAGAAACAGCAGATGATGAGTATATTACATTAACATATCATTGCTCTGCAAAATCAAAGTCTGGTAAGGATATGGATGATGCCGCAAAGAATGCAAATACCGGTTCTGTCCTCTGTATCCCAATGAGTCGCGTTAAGAGTTTTGAGTTTTTGTATTGCGATAGAAATTCCGCAATGGCAAAATACGTTTTTCGCTAAATCTAAATACGACCCACTACCCTGCTACTTTGTATAGCAGGGCTTTTCTTTTTATCACCACTCGTATCCACAGTTTTTACAATGGAAAGTTTTCTTCACTTTTCCACTGGCAAAGCCCCAGAATGCTACATCTAAGACTTTAGAAGCGGTTCCGATCTTTTCAAGGTCTGGCGAGCCACAAGTAGGACATTTTGGAACATACTTCGGATGTTCTTTCTCCTCCAAGTCGGCTCTATATTGAGTGTCAAATTCGGTAGCTTTGAGTTGTATTTTCTTTAGGTGCTCTTTATCAATCTCTGAGATATTTCTTTTAGGATTGGTTTTTGCTTTCCAATCGTACTGTTCTCGTTCTTTCATTCGAGTCCAGTTCTCATATAAAATAAGATCTCTTATACAAAAAGCACACAATGTATCCCATCTTGAATAAAATTTATCGCAGAACGGGCAGTATTTAACATATTTTTCCATTTTTTGATTTCTCCTCTCAAACCGATATTAACTTTCTTCGGCGTTAAAGATGGAAAGATTGAAGCGACTGCACTAAAGCGAATTGCAGATTCCTTAAACAACCTCATTAACACTTATGTTGCATGGGCAGACACTGTTGGGCAGGATTATAGCATATCTAATTTTATCAAATGGTTAAAAAACAGTCAAGGTGAGATTGTAGCAACAGAGCTTAGAATGTACGCTCTAAAAGCGGCCACACTTGCTTTGAATATGGTTTTTGCCATGTTTGCGGGATGGGTAATTTCTGCTGGAATGAACGCATTCATTAACTGGATGAAGAATGCGAAGACGCACTCCGAACAGCTGATTTCTACGATGGAAGATGCACATGATGCCGCAGAAGAAGCACAGCAGGATGTTGATGACATCCAACAAAAGCTGGATGACCTTGACCAAAAGGTAAAAGACCTTGGTGCAGAAAAAATTGAGGACATTGTTGACCCACAAGAGAAAGCAAAGATTCAGGAAATCAACAATCTGCTGGAGACCCAACTTCGATTGAAGAAGCAAATCGCTGACGATGAAAATAATAAAGCAAACAAGGCTGCGTCTGATGTATTCAACGACAAGTCAGAAGTTGTAGTATCTAATGAAACCCCAACGTCTTATGCGGAAGCTGACCCGAATGGCATTGGAGTGACTGTCACTCCGTCTAAGAATGTCACACGGACGGAAGCTTTGCGTGAGCATACAGCTAGAGTCAACGAGCTATCGGATGCTTATGTAAAACTCATGTCGGATGAGAATGCAACCGATGAGGAACGTGCTCAGGCAAAGAAAAATCTTGAAGATGAAATCAGCCTTACAAATGATGCTGGCACAAAAGTTTCTGAGCTTGCGGATATGTATGAGACAGATGCTTCTAAATACGGAGATGTTTCTTCCGAAGTTCAGGAATGTACAGATTCAATGCAGGGAGCAAGTGATGCTCTTGAGCGTGCAAACAATCTGCTAAACGGCACAACAAGCGTTGAAAATACAAATCTTGATGCTTTTAAGAGTAAATTCAAGGACGTAATCGAGGAAATTGATAATGGCTATCTGTCTATGCAGGAAGCTATTGCTCAATACAAAGACCTCTCTCCCCTGCAAGCATTTGGCAGTATGACTGGCGAGGCCATCATTAACATTGATTCTGACACAGCTCATCAGACTGAAGCTGAAGCTACCGCTCTTGCAAAGCTTCATGAAATCGCTGACGCAAATAATATCTCGTTTGAGGATTTGATCGGTGCATTTGAACAACTTGGTATTGTTGCCACAAGCGATACTAGCGGAATTGCAAACTATGCAACTCAGCTTGAAGAGACCATGAAAGCTATTGATAGCTTGCAATCTTCGTATAAATCTTGTTCTTCTGCCGTTGAGGAGTACAACAAATATGGTTATCTGAGCACTGACACTATGCAGTCTTTGCTTCAAATGGATACAGAATATCTAAATTGTCTTGACTTGAAAGATGGAAAACTCCAGATTAACAAGCAGAGATATGCAGAATTACTGGCTGCTCAGTACGCTCAAGCAGAAGTTGAAGCTATTGATCAAGCCATTACAGAGCTAAACACGATTGCAAAGGGCGATGCGGCAGAGAAAACTCAGACCCTTACGACTGCAACAGAAGATGAGAAAAATAAACTCGTTGCTCTTTGCCCTGCCATTGAGGACGCAACTGTTGGCACTGGTAAATTAGCTGCCGCTTTAGCAGCTGCGCAGGGTGCCGCAAACGGTGGAAATGCAGAGCAGATTCAGGCTCAAATCGATGCCGTTATGGGAGCTTTGAATACAAAAATCACATTGTTGAAGAAGAACACCCAAGCGGCTATTAGCAGTGGTACTTCTCTCGGAAATCAATTGAATGGTTTCAATGAGAAAACAAATAAAAACAACAAATCAACAGCAAAATCTGTTACCGACGTGTCTTCTGCTTTCGATACCTTGAATAAGGCTATGAAGGAGTATAACCAGTATGGCTATCTGTGTGCTGACACAGCAAAGTCTTTGGTTGGGCTCGAAGACAAGTTCACTGCTTGCCTGACTGAACAAAACGGAAAGCTCCAAATCAATGTAGAGCAGTTCCGTAAGTTTGTGAAAGAGCAACTCAAGGAAGCAAATGCCGCAAAAGATGGCGGGAAATCAGCTGATGAGATGAATAAAATTCTGAACTATCTTGATCAGAATGTAGATACAACAACCATCTCTTTCGAGCAGTTGACTGACGCCATCAAGGGTTACGGCACTGCGATGGACGAGGCCAAGGAAAAGACAGACGCTATAAAATCCGCATTTTCTGATCTTTACGATGTTGGCACACAGAAAAAGGATAACGACTTTGGCTTCTTGGATATGGATGCCATTGAGAAGCAGTATCAGGCTGTTCGTAATCTGTATGAAAACACAGACCTATTTACAAATCCAAAATATGCTAGTGCTCTAAATTCAGAAACCGGAGAGGTTGACTACAACAGCGATGCATTTAAACAGATGTTTGCAGATCATTTGAAAGAACTTGCGGCGTCTGCCCGTGAGACCGGTGGTGCTGCTGGAGCATATCTTGCACAAGGTTTTGAAGATGCTGCTGCCAAGATTGCAAACAACGTGATGAGCATTCGTGAGTGCATTGATGGAATTGGTTCTTCTTTGAATTATGCAACCGACAGGATTGATCATTTTCAAAGTGGTTTCTCCGATATCTCTGATATCGTCACTCAGTACAACACTTATGGTGGCCTAAGTATCGACAATTATCAGAAGCTGATGAGTCTCGATGATGATTACATTAAGTGTTTGAGTCTTGAAGGTAATCAGCTGAAGTTCAATACAGAAGCATATAAGGAACTTTTCATTGCAAAACTGAACGCAATGATTGATGAGTATGATGCCGCAGACGAAACAAAAGCACTTGCTCAACGTCTTCGTGAATTGAGGGATGCTGTAATTGCATCCGGTGATGGCTTTACAAGCGCAGAAGATAAGGCTAAAAACTTCGAGACAACACTCGGAAATATTAAGAGCCTCCTGAGTGACCTAATTGGTGTATTTGAAAAGTTCAACGAGATCAAATCGAATGACCTAAAGATTCAGGGTGATGCTTGGATTGACGTTATCGATAAACGAATTAAAGCCCTTAACGAAGAGAATGATGCACAGGAACGAGCAATAGAACTGGCAAAACTTCAGGATGAATACGAGCGTGCAAAGGCCAATAAGACTGTCCATGTATATGGCGGCAGAGGTCAGGGCTTCGTATGGAAAGCAGATGAAAATGCCGTTCGTGAAGCTGGGCAAAACCTATCTGACAAGAAACGCGAGTATAAGAAGAAAGATGAAATTGACAGGTTAAACAAGCTCAAGGATAAAGTTCAGGAAGCCAATAATCTTATCGGCACCAGTTGGGATGATTATCAGAAGAAGCTAAAATACACCGCAGAGTTCGAGGCCATGACCTTTGAGCAGATGGAAGGTCACTATGATGGCTTTAAGAATAGTATCCTAGACAATATGCGTGACATTCAGTCTGTTACTAATGTCAGTGATGCTATTACAAATCTCGAAAAGCTAATCAACACACTAAAAACGCTTAACGACGTTATAACATTTTTCACTTCTGGCGGCGTAAGCACTGATGGCGGTGGAATCTTTGGACTTTTCAACCAGATCAAGAACATGTTCACTGGCGAAAGCGGTGACTTTGATCTTGGTGGCGGTTTCAAGAAGATGTTCGATGGGGCAGCCAAGGTGGTTTCTGACGGTTGGAATTGGATCACTGGTAAGAACAGGGCTGGTTCTGCCGCACTAAAATCAGACACCACTGCGACATTGGATATTCTTGGCAACACAATAAAGGTGAATACCGGCGACATTCAGCGTGTATCTGGTGGATTCTTTGAGAGACTGGTTGGTGCTGCGAAAGACAATCTTGGCAGTATCGGTAAATTCTTCTCAGGTGCATAGACATCTATCTCTGAGAAAACCGGGTTGATGTTTAGTGACATTGGTTCGTTCTTCACAGAAGGATTTGGTCTGCTGAACAGTCAGACAGGGCTTGGTCTTAATGGCATTGTTGAGACCGTCGGAAGTATGTTTGGCCCAATTGCGGCTGGCGCACAGTCTATCGGTAGTGCCATCTCGTCTGGCGTTGTAAGCTTCTTCCCTTCTATCTTCGCCGGACTTGGTACTCTGGTGACTAGCGTTGGCAGTGCAATGGCCGCTATGATGCAAGCGATTGCTGCTGCTCTTTCTTCCATTCCTATCGCTGGTTGGATTGCTGCCGCCGCAGCTGTTGCAGGTGCAGTTGCTCTAATTGCTACGATTGCTTCGATTGCAAGTAATGTTTCCAATACACAGGTTGATGAACCTACTCCCGCATTCCAAGCAAAGAAATATGCAAAGGGTACTCGTGGCGTTAAGAAGAGCCAGATTGCAAACGTTGATGAAAAGGGCGAAGAGCTGATTGTTCGTAACCCAGACCAGGGACGCATGACCTACCTTGAAAAGGGCGACGGTGTTATTCCTGCAAAGGAAACCGACAACCTGATGGCGATTGGCGCTGACCCCGAGGGCTGGCTGGCAAAGGGCTTGGCCGAAGTGACTGGTAGTGCCGCTGCCGGTGCTGGTATGAGTGCCCAAGGTCCGAATGCTCAATTGAGTGGTGCAGCAGCTGCCGCAGCCGCTGGTGTTGGCTCAATTTTCGAGAGCGAGTATGATGAGATCCTTGGTGATACAAACGAGTTCATGTCTGGACTCTCTGATATCTTCAGGAAAAGTGATAATCCGATCATTGCTGCCGTTCAAAGCATGATTTATATGGCCACTAAGACTGCATATCGTATGTCTACGGTTGGCAAGATCAACTCCTCTAAGACGGTGACAGAATCCACCAGCAACACAAAGAAGGCGGCTCAGAGCCAAATTTCGTCTATGACGAGTAACTTTGAGTCCAGCTGGAAGTCTGTAGTTGGCGAGCTCGGTCTGGACACAAAGGATATTGAAAAAACCAGCAAAAAGATGTCTGAGAAGATGAATGAGCTGGTAAACAACACCTTTGATGCACTGAATGAGAATACCGGTCTGAGCGCCGAACAGGTTGAAGATGTCACCAACACGATGTTTGATTCGCTGCAAAAGATTTATACCAGCGGATGGAACAGCCTGGCTTCTACTTCAGGCGATATGTCTAAGGAGATTGCGGATAAGCTGAATGCATCTTATAAGTCTTCTGTTGACAGCACAAATAAGGCCATGAATGAGATCTCTAAAGCATTCGGTCACAGCTGGAGTAAGGTTGGTGGCGGTGTAAAAACCCTGAGCACCAATGTTCAAAAGACAATGGAGCAAGCATGGGCTGACACCAGCAAAGACACCCAGAAACTGATGTACGATATGCGTGCGTGCTTTGACAATAGTTGGAGCATGAATGAGGCTGGCGTAACTAATCTGGCAGACATGACTCAAGGAACCGTGAAAGATGGTTATGCCGAGATTGATTCTTCGAGCTCTGATACATTCGGTGAGAATGGTCAGTTGAAAACGGATGCAGATAATTCGTGGAAGAATGTAGAACCTGGCGCTACGAATTTAGCAAACAATATGCAGTGGGTGATGGATCAGTCTTACAACGCCATCAAGGCCGGATGTACAGCTGCCGTTACATCGATCAAAAACGATTTGGCGACCACAGGTGATGCATTTGAAGCTGTCGCTACAAAGGCGGAGAAGGCAAAGCAAGAGACACAACAGCAACAACAAACTGCTCAACAGCCTGCTAAACAGAAAGGGGCTCTTGAGAATATTGCGGAAGGAGCCGGGCAGTTCATTAGAGGCGTTGGCCAAGGCATAGCCGATGTTGTTACAGCACCGTTTAAGTTCCTTGGATCATTACTTGGTTTTGCAAGTGGCACAAAGGAAATAAAGAAGTCTAATTTTGCTAACGTTGACGAGCAGGGTCCTGAGATGCTGGTTCGTCAGCCGCAATCTGGGCGCTATACCTATCTTGAAACCGGCGACGGTGTTGTCCCTGCTGATATCACCTCTCGCCTGTTCGAGATGGGTGGCAACCCGGATGCATGGTTCCAGAAGCAGATGGCAAAGTACGGTTCTCAGCCGATTGTTCAGGGTGGCGGTGGAGATGTTACAACTTCGATTGGCGATATTATTATCACGAATCCTGTTGGCAGCTCTGACGCTCTGGCGAATGAAATCAAACAGAAGTTACCGACTAAGGTTGCTCAAATGCAAAGCAAGCGGTAAGTAATAGCTTTTACAGCCGATACCACTAGGATAGCCTAGCGGGTCGGCTTTTATTTTTGATTAGGAGGAAAAGAAATGGCAGATAAATCAGCTATTGATGTGCTGGCCGAGGTGGTGACTTCTGCCGCTGAACGCGCTGTAAAGAATGCAAAATTTGACGTGTCCGCCTATGGAGTGATTACAGAAAAAGAAGACCAGCACTATAAAATTGCTGTATTCGGTGGCGAGTACGGCATTGTAACAAACCATGACTATATTGTAGGCCAGAAGGTTGTTGTAACTGCATTGCAGGGCAACTTTCGTAACCTGATCGTATCGGAGAGTAATACCAGCGTTGAAATTCTGACAGTGAAATCTCTGGTGACCGGTGTCGATAGCTTGAACGCCGAGTTTGAGTCGATGAAAGACAAATCCCAACAGACAGAAGATACTGTTCAGGGTCAGCTGCGAAATACCATCAATACTTGGTACAGAAATGGTCATCCGCATACATACAACTACCCTGCTTCGGATTGGAAAACAGATGAAGAGAAAAAAGCACACGTCAACGACATCTACTATGATAAAAGGACTGGTATTTGCTATCGCTGGGTATATGACCAGGATAAACAGCAATATTTCTGGATGGAGATTGTGGACGCCGGTGTTATCAATGCACTGTCGATGGCAACATCCGCACGAGATCTTGCAACAGAAAAAGTCCGTGTTTTTACTGACACACCGACTGCTCCATACGATGTGAATGATCTATGGATTTATGGCGGTGTCGGTGGTGCATTGTATATTTGTACTACCGCGAGGGGCGAAACTGAAAAATGGACATTCAGCGACTGGGCTGTTGCGACAAAGTACACGGATGATACGACTGCAAACGCAGCGGTTGAACGTGTTGGCGCTCTTGAGACAAAAGAAGCCAACGATGTAGCTAGTCTGTGGCGCTCGATGAATGGCTTCAATGATAATTTTGGTGATTTCACAAACAAAGACTATACCGCCACAAAGAAACAAGTATACGACAATAAAAGCAACATTGAGAAAAATGCTTCTGATATTACTTCGTTGAGGACAGACCTTGATGACGCAAAAACGGCTGAATCTAATCACTATCAAGATGTGACACGCAAGATTTCGGCTGCAAATACAAACATCTCGACCCTGAAAACGAACGTATCAGATATCAATAAAACGATTTCAGAAATCACTGTTGACAATTTTCTGGCCGCATTGAATCTGGCTGTGAATACCAATGGTGAGCTTTGCTATATATCGAAGGATAATTCGGAGGTGATAACTTGAAACCAATTCTATCTAAAATCGGCGCATTTGATGCCACAAAGGATCATACATTTCAGTTTGCCGCATACGCAGACATTGATATCATTGCTCTTATCGTCTTCGATACTCCGACGGGCAGTATTTTGCAGGGTGATATGCTTTCAAAAGGCGTGTATAAGTTTGGTACATTCCCTGCCGGTGGCACTGGTCTGGCACGATATTTTACAATTCCGGCAGGCACGTTTGAGAACCGCAAAGATCCGTACTATATGATTATTCGATGCCGACTGAAGGGCACGAATCTGTTTTCAGAATACTCTGACAAACTGTTGTTTTATTGTCACGAGGAACCAACAATCAAACTGAACGACCTGAGTTCTTCTGGCGTGACTACTATCCCCTACCCTTCTTATTCCTTTGAGTTCTCTTACAAGTATAAGGTATCGGAGGGTGAATCTGTAAATCGTTATGAATTCTAGCTTTATGATGCGAATCGCGAGCTGCTGAAAAAGTCAGTGAGCTACTATTATCGCGACTCATTGAAGGGGTTTCAGATCGATGGACTGGATAACCATACCCTGTACTATCTGAGAGCGACGGCAGAATCTGTTGGCGGCTATCAGCTGGACACTGGCTTGCAGGCGTTCCGAACTGACTATCCAGAGTATGTGGATGACGTAGAATTCACCGTGCAGAATAATTATCGTATGGCTAATATCAGTATGCACGCACAGTATTTCCTGACAAGAAGCAGTGGTGCAAATGCCTTGCGGATCAAGCGGCGCAAGAAAGGCGCAGCAATATGGACTTCGCTTTATCAGGAAGAGATCGACTTGAATCATGTCATTATGAAGATGGGCTGGTCAAACCTTCACATCAATAAAACGACCGGTCAGCCGATGGGCAACTATAAGGCAGTGACCTCGGATTATATCGACAAAAATCGAGTTCTTTCTTTCCAGTTCAAATCTGAGGACAAGGCGTTCTGTTTGATTGCATATACCGCTGACCGCAAATTCATCAAGGCATCAAGTGATTTTACATCGACCGACGAATTCAGAAGTTCCAGCGAATACAAGGAGTGGTTCTCTGAGACCTTCTTGAACAACATGAAATACTATCGTGTTGAGGTATCGGCAACAAAGAATCAGGATTTGGAGACAAAAGACTTCAATGACTTTTATATGTACAGCGCTGACGATGGTTATGTGATGATCGATTATACCGACCTGTACGCCATTGGCCGCAAGACCGACTATGAGTACGCCGTAGCTCCCGTTGCAAATGGCATTGAGCTTGGCTATGCGAAGGCCAGCGTTGTGAGCGACTTTGACGGTGCAGTGATCACTGACGGCAATAAGACCTACCATATCTTCCTTGAACCGAAAGTGGACAATGTTGAGAAGGTACGTTCTGCTACAGTTGTCGAGACGATGGGAAGTAAATACCCGTATCTGTTTGCTGGCAGTGAAGCCAATTATTACAGCGGCCACTTCTCTGGTGTTGGCATCCGTTTTGATAACACAATGAAAGACTTTGATATCAATGGCGGCAATGCGTTTCGTGATGAACTGAGCGAATGGCTAACCAACGGCAGTGCGAAGCTACTGAAGATGTTTGATGGCCGCAGATGGCTAATGGGTGTCAATGGCAATGTTTCTATCTCCTGCTCTGATCATTACGATAAGGGCGTATTGGAGTTCGACTTTGTGGAGCTCGGTGACGCAGAGAGTGAGAGCGACATGTATAACAATGGGCTGAGTGATTATCAGCCAGGAGGCAGCGTATGACATATCTTCCGACTGACGCAGACCTGGCGCTATTGAACAATCATTCATCTAATATTTACTGCCGCATTGATATGCTGAACAAAGATTTTATTACAATTGATAGTTTGGAAGGTCTTGTGATCGATGGTTCTATTTCTATCGACTCAGAATCTGATGTGCGGCGAACCTTTAATGTGACCCTGTATCTGGGTAAGAAGAGCGGCATTTCCAGCCTAACGGAAGAGGATTGGATCAGTAAAAATGTGCGTGTATTCATTGGTCTGTCAGGAAGAGGAATGTCGAAAATCAGTGCTTCAAAGAGTATTGACGAGATGATCAGGGAAAATGCGGATTATCAGCTCGCTGCGACGAATTATGATGATTTGATTCAGGACATCACAAATAGAGGCTATGCAAAATACGGCAATATCGACAATCTGAATCGAGATGTGCTGGTGTGGACACGAGCCAATATCTCAAAGTATCATACGTTCTTTGACCAGATCAATGACGGCACGCCACCGGATGACCCAGCTGAAGCAGAGGAATGGTACACCAAACTTGGTGATTACTCTACAGTTTTGGGAAGTGATGACCCAATTTGTCAAGATGGCCCTTATATCGCATTTACACCGATGCTGCAGACCAAAGATGGACTTGTGCCGCTTGTGGAGGATGATATCTATGCTTATCTGGATGCTGTGGCAATAAAAGCGAAGTCAATGAGCGGCGGTCTCTCCCCTGCTAATATCCTTGAGGTAGATAAGTCAGGCATCGATAGTTTCGTGTATGGTAACAAAATGCATGTCCATGGGATGATTGCTGCTGTTGAAGGTATGGTTCTGAACGGAGTTACACTTGGCAAGGTGGATGTTTCTGCTATTGCCGGTTAGAGCGAGGACGAATTAAGGGAGACCTACGGAAAAACCAGTGTGTTTGCAGGACATTCCATGCACGACATTCAAGCAGAAGTGATTGATACAAAGACCGAGCTGAATGAGCTGTATAACGACCTGTTCCTTAGCTATTCCAATTCAGCTGACAGTTCTTATGTTAATGGTGTGAAAATCTATTGGTACAACGAGGGGTGCTATACATTTACATCCAATGGCTTTACATATAGCGCAACAGAAAACACTGTGCAGGCAAGCTGTGTTGACTTGGTTTCTCGTATCAATGGAGATCTGGGTGGACAGCTGGTTGGTGGCACACATCGCATTGAGAAAGGCACTCGTATCGGTGATGCCATCTGGGCGGTGCTGAGAGATGAGACGGAGTTTAAGAAATATTCCATCGACTATTGGAGCCGCACTGTTCCACATGACTTAGATTATGATACCGGTTCAACTGTTTGGGATATTCTCTCAGAATTGCGTGACCTGTATTATCCGTTTGAGATGTATTTTGACGATGATGTGTTTGTATGCAAAGAAATTCCCAGTGGATTTGACGACCCGCCTGTGCTTGATCCAGAAATATTCGAGAAGCTTGTGACAAACGATGGCGAATCGGCCACGGTGGATTATGCCGCTGTCCGAAATTGCGTTGAAGTGTTTGGTGCGACGATTGAAGCGGATGGAGCAGCCACTTTAAAAGGATGGTCTGGAACAAATAAGACAATCAACCTTGTATTGAACGCAACCGAATCAACATGGAAAAGTGAAACGAAAGTATCTTTTGTAGCTCCTGCAAATGTTGAAGCTGCCAAGACGGACAAAAATGGCAACGTAACAAGTGGCGCTATGACAGTTGTGTTGACATTTACATGGAAGTACAAGGATAAAGACGGTAATGAACAAGTTGGCTCTGAGACAAAGACCAGCACGCTGTATCGTTCTTTGACTGATGCCAATGGTTCAGATATCATTCAAGACCCAGGATGTATTAAGGCTACAAAGTATTATGTTCTCCAGTGGAATCCGAATACTGGCCGCATTTACTTTTTGGGTCAACAGCAGAGCCACGCTATGGCAAAACTGGTGGATGAAATCCCGGCTACCAAAGAGATCGAAGCTCAAAAGGCAGAAGATAACTGCGACAATATGGCTTTTATCTGTGTGAATGACCCGAATAATATTGATGACCTGTACAATGCAAGGTTATCCATTGAAAAGATTGGTCGTAGAACTGAGATTCTATCGGGTGGAGACTACGAGAATTACACCACGGATGACGCAGCCATGGAAGTTTGTCAATACGAACTGTGGAAGCGTGCCCGCCTGACCGACGGCCTGAGTGTGACCACGCGACTGGTTCCGTGGCTCGACGTGAATGAAAAGATCCAGTATGCTGCCAAATATCTGGGCGGTAAGACCCCCGTGGATTGGATCATCAAGAGCATTTCTATGAATCTGGGTGAAGGCACGATGTCGCTTTCTATGAGCCGCTATTATCCCTATTACACTTATATCGTAAACAACAAATATACGTTCTATCAGGACAATTTGTTTGATAAATATTTTCCCGAATTAACTGCCACTACGGCAGACGAACAATAAGAGAGGAGTGAGCAAATGGCACTATCTTTTGGAGAATCTAAGCGGTTGGCTGCGAAAAAAGCCGCAAGCCCCGCAAATGTTTCTGTTGATGATATAGATGTCGCAACTCTGGAATTAAATGACGAAGACCAAATTGCCGTGTATGATGATAACGGAGAAGAAACATTTGAGCGTAGTGGCAATTACACCTGGTTTGCTGATTACTCTGATGACCAGTGGTCTTACATCGACAAAAACAAAGATATTCAGCTGGATGCAAATCAGATCAATATCACACAGGAATCCAACTCGCAGGTTATTCCGTTTGAAATGCCGCGTTACTACGACGGTATTGACCTGCTTCAGATGACGATTCAGATCCACTACCTGAACGCAGACAGAGAAGAGAATTACGCTTCCCCTATCAACGTGAGCTACAGCAATACCAAGATCCGCTTCTACTGGCTGGTAGCAAATGATGCTACTGCAAAAGATGGCGAGCTGCAGTTTGAGATCATGGCATCCGGTGCTGTGAATGTCCCGAATACAAGCACCACCAAGAGCTACCTGTGGCGCACCCGCCCGAATGGCCGACTGAATGTGCTGAAATCGCTGACCGGCAAGCAGATGGTTGATCCGAGTGGCAATGACTGGTATACCCAGTTCCTGGCAACAATGAGTCAAAAAGTTGGCGAAGCACAGGTTGCCGCAACCGCTGCTGAGAAGAGCGCACAGGACGCAAAGAATGCAGTTGCAAGTGTGGATGAAAAGCTAGCGCAGTTCTATAAGAAGGACGAGGTTGATGGCTTTGTTACGATGCTGCGTGGTGAGATTGCCGCCGTGGATGGTCTGGCAAATTTCAATGTGCAGTATGACAACGATACTCGCACTCTGACGTTCCTGAATGGTGCTGAAGAAATCACAAAGATCAAGTTGAACACTGACCCTTCTGCTGAGTGGGTAAGCATGTACAACGGCATTGTGGACAATAAGATCAGCATTGCTGTGACCCCTGTTCAGACTGAGCTGACTGAATACAAGACCGCAAATGATGCCGCCGTGCAGGAACTGAAGAACAGTGTTGGCGACCTGCCGGAGACACTGAAGTCCTCCTACTATAATAAGGAAGCTACTGATGCACTGCTTGATAAGAAAGCAGACAAGACGACCGTTGACGTGCTATCCAGTGATGTGAGCGGCCTGAAGAATACGGTTGGCGGCATTCAGACTTCTGTTGATCTGGCCAATGCGGATATCGCCAAGATTCAGGAAACCTTGAAAGACTTTAAGCCTGATGAGAATTCTGGTCGCGAGTACGATATCACTTATGAAGATTCTAAGCTGAACCTGTTGGAGAACGGCACGGTCAAGACCACTGTTATTATTGAAGGTGGCGGCGGTGGCGGTGGTAGTACCTCTACAATCACCATTGAGCGTATTGGAGAGTCTTCTATCGCTGTTGTTAAGGGTGACACCGCAACTGTCGAGTTCAACTTTACTTCTGTGGACAACTCTGGCGAAGACACTGGCGATGCTACTGGCGTGTGGTACGTTGGAAATACAAAGGTCGCCACTTCGACTGTCTACCAGGGAAAGAACAGCTTCGACATCACTCAGTATCTGCACAATGGCGACAACAAGATCAAATTGCAGGTTACTGACTCCGTTGGCAGTATGGGTTCAAAGACTTGGAATATCAATATTGTCGAGTTTTATCTGGAGAGTATCTTCGATGATTCTCTGGTTTATAGTGGTGAAGTTACTTTCCGTTTTACTCCATACGGAAATATCAATAAGGACGTTTCCTTTACTCTGGATGGCAAAAAGCTTGGTAGTGTTACAACTGCGGTTACCGGCAGACAGATGACCTATGCGATTCCGGCACAGAGACACGGCGCTCACCTGCTGGAAGTGACCATGACTGCAAATATCAATGGCAAAGCTGTGACCAGCAATACCATTTATAAAGATATCATGTGGGCAGAAGAAGGCAATAACACACCGATCATCAGCTGCGCCACAAAGGAGTTCACCGCAAAACAGTACAGTACCACTGGCATTGTTTACACTGTCTATAACCCGGCCTCTTCTACTGCAAGCATTACGCTTGAAGTTGACGGCATTAAGACTTCTACACTGACTGTTGGTCGTACTGCTCAGACTTGGAGCTTTAAATCTTCTGATATTGGCACCCACACTCTGACCATTACTTGCGGCGCTACTATTAAGAGCATCACCGCAAAGATCGAAGACCTGGGTATCACCATTGAGCCAGTTAAAACCGGTCTGATGTTGGACTTTAACCCAGCTGGCCGCAGCAACGCAGACGTGAACCGCCTGTGGAGTTCCGGCAGCAATAAGATGACTGTCAGCGACAACTTTGACTGGGTGAACGGTGGCTACCAGATCGACGAAGATGGCGACACCTACTTCTGTGTAAAGGCTGGTACGACCGCCACCATCAGCTATAAGCTTTTCGCAGACGATGCAAAAAAGAGCGGCAAGAATTTCAAGCTGGTGTTTAAGACCACGAACGTCCGCAACTATGATGCTACTGCCGTGACTTGCTTGAATGGCGGTGTTGGTCTGAACATTCAGGCTCAGAAAGTTACGCTGACCAGCCATCAGAACAGTATTGATTTGCCCATCTGTGAGGACGATTTCCTTGAGTTCGAGTTCAATATTCTGCCGGACAAGCAGTTCCGCGAGATGGTTCTGTGGTGTGACGGTATCCCCTGCCGTGTTGAACTGTATGACACCAGCGACAGCTTTACTCAGGCTGCTCCCGTTGGCATTACTATTGGCTCTGACGATTGTGACGTTATCGTGTACCGCATGAAGAGCTACGGCATGAACCTGACGGATGATGAGATTCTGGACAACTTTATTGCCGATGCGAAGAACGCCGAAGAGATGGTCTCTCGCTATATGCGCAACGACATTACGGATGCGAGCGGCGAACTGACCCCTGACTTGCTGGCAGAGAAGTGCCCTGATCTGCGTATCATCAAGATCTCAGCACCTACTTTCACCACCGGCAAGAAGAACGAAGTCGCCAACACTACGATCCAGCAGATCTATAAGAATGGTCGTGCCAAGGAGGATAACTGGACTGCTACCGGCTCTCACAAGGGTCAAGGCACCAGCTCCGACCACTATGGCGCATCTGCCCGAAACATTGATATCAACTGCAAGGGCGGCTTTACGTTTGGTGACGACACTACCGGTGACACCTATGCACTGACCGAAAATAGTGTTCCTGAGAAGTATTTTAACATCAAAGTCAATGTTGCTTCCTCTGAGAATGCAAACAACGCCCTGCTGGCAAACGATTTTAATGAGTTCAACCCCTATGTGCGTCAGGCTAAGAAGGATAATCCCAAAGTGCGTGATACAATGGCGTTCTATCCCTGTGTCGTGTTTATTCAGGAGACCGATACCACCAATGCGACCGTATTTAACGATGGTCAGTGGCACTTCTATGCCTGCGGCGATATTGGCAACTCCAAAAAGAACAATGATACGATGGGTATGGACCCCGAGAATCATAAGGAATTTATTGTTGAGATCGACAACAACGCCGATGAGCAAACCCGCTTCCTGAGCGGCGATTTCTCACAGGAAACTTGGGACGGCGATCACTCCTTTGAGTTCCGTTACAGTAACCCTGCCTGCACTGAGGAAGAGATCGAGGCTGGCAAACAGGCGTGGATTACAGCTCAGAACTGGGTGGTGAATGCGGATGATGAAGAATTCAAGGCACATTTCAAGGATCACTTCGATCTGGATTCTGCTATTTTCCATTATCTGTTTACTGAGCGTCACACCATGGTTGATAACCGTGCAAAGAACGTGTTCCCGCACACCAGCGATCTGGTTCACTGGGACTTCTGCTTTGACTACGATAACGATACCGCCATGGGCAATGATAACGAGGGTGGTCTGACTCTGACTTATGGCTATGAGGACACTGATACTATCGGCACAAAGAATGTGTTTAACGCTGCGGATTCCAAGCTGTGGTGCAAGCTGCGTGACCTGTTCCCCGATGAGATGGCAGCGATGTTCCGCAACCGTGAGAATGCGCTGGCATGGAGTGCGACTCGTATTTTGAAAAAGTTCGAGGAATATCAGGATGTGAAGCCAGAAAAGCTTTGGATCATGGATATGCGGCGCAAATATTTCCGCACCTACGAAGATCCTACCATCAATACCACTAGCTATCTGCCTATGATGCATGGCAACAAGCGTCACCAACGTCGGCAGTTCCAGCGTTATCAGGAAAAATACATGGCATCTAAGTATTCCGGTTCTGTTGCAACCAGTGATGATATGACCATTCGTGGCTATACTCCTACCAACTGGACTGGCGTGAAGCCGGATGGCACATTCCATATCACACCCTACGCTGATACCTATGTCTCTGTTCTGTATGGCTCTAACCCTGTGAAGGTGCGTGGCAAGCGCGGACAGACCTATACGATTGAATGCCCGATCACCGCAATGAACGATACTGAAGTTTATATCTATAATGCTTCTATCATTCAGAGCATTGGTGATATCTCTGGCTTCTATCCCGGCTATGTTGACTTCAGCCACGGTGTTAAGTTGACTGAACTGAAAGTTGGTTCCGGTGTGAGCGGCTATAAGAATACGAACATGACCGATTTCGCTGTTGGTAATAACACTCTGCTGGAACATTTGAACCTGCAGAACGTGCCGAACCTGAAGAAGTCTATTGGTCTGACCGGATGTACAAGCCTGACCGAGTTCTATGCTGACGGCTCTGGTATTACCGGTGTCTCCTTTGCAAGCGGAGGCAAGATTAAAATCGCTCATCTGCCTGCAATCGCCAGCTTGACCGCAAAGAACCTGAACTATCTGACTGACCTGACGGTTGAGGATTACACCAATATCACTACGCTGACTGTTGAGAAGTGTGCAACCATCGATCTGAAAGATATGCTGGACAAGTGCACCAACCTGAACCGTGTGCGTATTACCGGTATTGATTGGGAACTGGCTGATACTTCCCTGCTGAATCGCCTGTACGCAATGAGCGGTCTTGATGAAAACGGCTACAACACTGACAATTCCGTTGTGGAAGGCAAAGTGCATGTGCCTATTATCCGTGAGCGTGAGAAGCTGCTGTACACTGAGCGCTGGCCTGACTTGGAGATCACTTACAACACCATGATCAATCAGTACGCTTGGAAGTTCGTGAATAAGGATGGCACTGTTCTGGATATCCAGTATATTGACAAGGGCGAGCGTGCAGTTGACCCTGTGACCCGCTCTGACAATCCGATACCGACACCTACCTTCCCGAGTACCATCAGCACCGTGTTTACATTCAGCGGCTGGGACACTGAGTTTACTCCTGTCTTTGATAACCAGACTGTTACTGCCGTGTACGATGAATCCGTGCGTCAGTATCGGGTGCGCTATATGAATCGCGGCGCTGTGTTACAGCAGACAACTGCTCCGTATGGCTCTATGGTTCTGTACGATGGCGACACTCCGACCTATACTAGCGAAGAGACTGCTTATAAGTATTATCTGTTCAGCGGCTGGGACAAGGGCGGCTATGTCAATGGCGACAAGGATATCAATGCTGTTTACGATATATGCGAATACGTCAGCGGTTATTTCAGAGACAAGCAGCTGAGTGACCTACGCCCTGTTGAGATTTATGCCATGACCAAGGTGAATCTGGAGCAGAGTGTTGTTTCTGACAAAGACGCTATCACCATCAAGATGGGCAATGACTTCACCTTTAGCGATGTGGAAGAGAAAGTTCTGTTCAACGAGCCGAAGATCTTTACTGGCAAAAATTATGTCGATACCGGCGTATCTCTGTTGTCTGAGGATCGTAGCTGGGTTATGGCACTGGACTATCGAATCGACGAAGATTCTGCCGCAAACTCTGTGATTGCTCAGTGCTTCCAGACCAACGGCATGAATGGTTTCCGCTTCTGGGTCAACAATGGCTCTAAGGTTGCCTGGGGTACTGAATCCACAAACGGCGCTCATCTGGGTGCTCGTGATATGATCGTTCTGCGCCACACCAAGGGCGAAAACGGCATCCATGTTTATGCGGCGAATACCACTGCTGCTGAAATCGGCTATATTCAGTTGAATCGTACTCGCACTACACAGACAAATGCCACCTTGGTGTTTGGTTGTGCTAAGGCAGACGACGGCGCTTACGAGCGTTACGCAAAAGGCACAATCTACTGGGGCAAGCTCTGGTATACCGATCTGGGCGACGCTGCCTGCCGGAAGTTGGCCGCATGGACACATGAGGACTTCACCTTCGAGGCATGTGGCTTCAAACGGTATTACCTGAGCGACAATTCAAACAAGCGTTGTTCTATCACCTTTATTCAGGCTGGACTGCTTGGTCAGAAGATGGCTCTGAATACTGGTTCCACCAACACTGGCGGCTGGGCAGATGCGAATATCCGTACATTCCTTGACGGTCGTATTCTGGAAGCTCTCCCGATTGGCTGGCAACAGATCATCAAACAGGTCAAGGTTGGCAGTACCATTGGTGATAAGAGCAGCGAAGTTGTGACTGCGGACAGCTATTTCTATCTGCCCTCTGTGGCCGAATTGTTCCCCTCTCAGAATGTTGAGCCTTATATTTACGAAGGTACGGCGATCAGCTTTATGACTGATAATACCAGCCGCATCTGCAATGACGAGAATGGTAATCCTGCCGCATATTGGACACGAAGCCCGAATGCTCAGTATGGCAGCTATTTCTGGTCTGTGACTGTGACTGGCGAATATTACGGATTTACTCCTGCAAATAACGAACAGGGTATCCGCTTGATGTTCAGCGTTTAAGGAGGTGTTGAGAGTGTACTACAAGGTATTGAAAAATGGCCGGGTGATCGATGCTCTTGACCACCTGCGCTTTGTAAAGTATCAGCCCAAGCACGACATTATGGTGAACTGCTTGGAGGATGATGCACAGGGAATTATCAGCAGTGACGGCAATCATATCTGGCATGTGGATGGGTATTATCTCATTCCCTGCCCAGAGTATGACACCGTGGAACTGCAGGAAATTGACCTGTATGAATATGAGCAGCTGAAAGCCTTGGGTGGTAAAACACCTGAGGCTATTATTGATGCTTACACTTTGAGTTTGATTCAAGGAGGGCTGCTATGAGTGACGAGAAGAAGTATAGCGAGTTCGTTGAGAGTATGCATCGGCTGTACAATGGCGGAATGATTCAGGACAAGCTCCTGGACAATCTGTTTGCTGGACACAAAATCTCAAAGGACGAGTATCTGTATATCATCAGGAAGGAGGTGTGATATGTATACCTTTTTGATCAATGAGGATAATACACTGACCGTAAGCAAGCGGGAACGCATTATGGAACGCAGTAAGCAGGTGGATACCCTCCATTTTCTGGCTGACACTACATACAAGGATGTTGACATGAGTGAATTCACAGTGATGCTTGAGTACGTTCTGCCAATCAGCAAGCGATATAAGACAGAAATTCTGCAGAAATCAGAAGAGCTTTATAAGAACAAGCTGGAGTATAAGCTGCCTATCGACACCAACCTGACCAATGAGCCGGGCGATATCCAGATCCAGCTGACATTCGTTGATGTGACAATGGACCCAGATGGCACGACTGTTCAGCATGTGCGCAAAGTTGGCCCCGGCGTGATCACTGTTGTTCCCATCCAGAATTGGAGCGACATTGTTCCTGATGAGGCCCTGGGCGCACTTGACCAGCGCATTATCGCACTGAATGCACAGATCAAGGCACTGAGTGATCGTAACAACGCTATTCTGGATGGTAAGGCTGATGACCTGAGCTACAACGACGACCATACCCTGCAGCTGCTGGCCAACGGTAAGCCCATCGGTAGTGCGGTCAAGATTACTCAGGAGAGCGTCGAAACTGAAGACGGTAGTTTGCGGGTGGTTCCGTTCTAAGCCATCCGCTTCTTTTATAAGGAGGCAAAGATGGCACAGGCTAAATATTCCAAGCTTGGATATGGTAACGCCGAAGATGTAGAAGCTGCGATTGCGCTGGGAATGTTGGACGGCAGGGATATGATCATCACAAAGGATTCCTCGGAGTTCATGTATGTGCGTGATGACCTATCCGTTCAAAAGATTCGTCCCCGCAATCGTTGCTTCGCCAGCGTTACTGAAGCAAACGAGCAACTAAATGAGACGGAAGACACTTATGCAGGTCAAACCGTTATGGTGAAAGACGAAAATGGTAAATATGCTCCGTGGATCGTTCAACAAAGCGAAGCCACGGGGCTTTTTTCTATTGAGCCTTTTTACGTTGAGCCGACAAATTTTGTTTGGCAAGAGTTTTAAGAAAGTGAGGCAAAGATGGCTAATGTAAATTTTGGCTACGGTACAAAAGCGAATTATGATAAGCTGACTACCAAAGATGCCAACACATTGTATTTTATTACAGACACGCGCCAGATTTTCAAGGGTACTGATGAGTACACCAAGAGCTGCAAGCTGGTGAGCGCTCTGCCTGCAAGCGGCCAGATTCAGGGTCTGCTGTATATCCGTATGACTGATTATACCTTCCACATTTGGAATGGTACTGAGTTCGTACAGCTGAATCGCCCCGTTGTGACTGAGATTCCCAATGCGGATGCAAGCGATGACAATCTGCCCACCACCAAGGCTGTGGCTGACTATGTGAATGCAAAGATCGCCGCAACCGAGGGCAAGGAAGGTTTGTTCGTTACGGATGTCACCTACTCCCCTGCTACCGGCACTTTGAGTGTGGCAAAGAACGGCGCTCCTGTTCCCACCGTGATGAGCGGCCTAACCCATGATCCCACATATGATGCAGAGACCCGCACCATCAAGCTGCCTGTGTTTGGCGGCGATGAGCTGGTGATCAATCTGGGTAAGGATCTGGTTGTGAAGACCGGTACCTACAACACAAAGACCCACGAGATCGAGCTGACTATCACCACTGGCGAGGTCGTGAAGATCCCTGTTGGCGCTCTGATCGATATCTACGTTGGTGTGGTCACTCCTACTGCTGAGGTCACTGTCTCTGATGACAATAAGATCTCTGTCAATGTGCGTGTGTCTACCAAGGGCAATAATAGCATCACCGTTGAGGAAGATGGTCTGTATGTTGCAGTGCCTGACGCTTACACCAAGGCTGAAGCAGACGCGAAGGTTAAGGTCGTTAATGACAAGCTGGACGAGCATATCAAGGACGCTGTGAAGCACATCACTGCTGACGAGCGCAAGGCTTGGAATGCAAAGCCCACACAGGATGAGCTGGCTGCTGCGAAGGCTGAGGCAATTTCTACCGCCGCCGATGATGCAACCACTAAGGCTGATAACGCTCTGGCTAGTGCAAAGACTTATGCAAATGGTCTGAACACCACTATGGATGGCCGTGTGCAGGTGCTGGAAGGCGCTATTACATGGAAATCCCTTGATGGCTAATTGATTTGTTTCACCACATGGCAATGACGCTGTGTGGTGAATCTTATTAAGCAAAGGAGTTGAGTATGGCAAATTTATCATTACGCGAGGTCGCACAGTCTCAGCTGGATCAAGCTCCTGTGATTGACGGCCAACTGATCGTATGTACTGATACTGGAAGCACTTATCGAGATATCGGCACAAGACGAATTCAAATCAGCAAAGACTTGGAGATCGTAAGCTCGCTTCCGCTGGCTCCTTTGTCTAATAAGATTTACTACCTGCGTCCAGACAGCTTGTATGTTTATAGTGGCGATGACTGGATTCTTTTGAACCCATCAAAATTCACACTGGAAGCAGACAAAAATGCGGTCAATGGCGAAGTTAATATCAATTTAATCCTGAACGGTACAGCGCAGGATAAAATCAAAATCGCTGGCGGTGGTGTGACTACAGTGACAACTGGAGAGACTGGCGATATCACGATTGATACCCCGCACCCGGATGAACTTCTGGCTGCATTGACGAATGAAGAGATTGATGCGATCACTGGCGGAATGGTTGATGATAGCGGCAATCCCCTGCCTACGCCGCAGGTTGTGGTAGATGCGACACTGACTGTATCTGGACGTGCTGCTGATGCAAAGGTAACTGGCACAAGGATCTCTGAGGCGCTAAGTATTGCAAAATCGGCTAATACTGGGCTGACCAATGTCCGCACCGAACTGGACAAATTGAAGCTGGATTCTGTTGCGGTGGATAAGACCCTGACAAAAGAGAATTTCGCTGCCGATGCCAAAGCTGTTGGTGATGCTCTGGCGAAGAAAGCAAATGTAGAACACAACCACGATGACCGCTATTATACAGAAGACGAAATCAATGTAAAGCTCTCAAAGAAAAGCGATGATAGTCACACCCATGATGAGCGGTACTACCAGCAGAATGAGATCGACGAGAAGCTGAAGGTAAAGGCAAATACGATCAATATCCACACACTGACTATCCCGACTACGAGTTAGCTTACTGACGACACGGTGGATCGATATTCAAAGTATATTGACCTTGACATCGATGGAATCACCTCAAAGGATGTTATTTCTATCAGCGTGACACCGGCCAGTGCCAAGACGGCTTCCTATGCCCAGTTTGCAAACCCGGAGACCTTTGATGGATATGTGCGTCTGAGAGCTGTATCGGTTCCAACGGCTGCGATTACAGCTCAATATTATATCGTGCAAGGCGGAGGACAAACAGATAGCGGCAGTGGTACGGTTGTTGAGGGATATACCAAAGCACAGGTGGATAATAAGATAGCTACGGAAATCAAGGTGGCCAAGGAAGAACAGAAGCTGCTTGACCACCCTGTTGGAAGTATTTATCAAAGTGTAGAACCCACAAGTCCCGCTGAGTTGTTTGGTGGAGAGTGGCAGAAAATTGAAGATCGTATGTTGATTGCCGCAAGTAGCACGTATCCTGTAAAGAGTACAGGTGGCGAAGCAACACATACGTTGACAATTGATGAGATGCCAAGACATACGCATTCTTTGGATAGTCTTAGTTATAGTGCTGATCCAAGCGCAATTGATACTAATGGGAATGGTGTAGGTTTTAAAAGGAGCCCTACATATCCTATTTATGCATCAACTTACACCGGTGGCGATGCTGCTCATAATAATATGCCGCCATATTACGCTGTCTACACTTGGCTCCGCACCGCATAACAACACTGCAAAAGGAGGATTACAAAGTATGGCAATCGGGAACTTAAATATCGCAGGTGGGGGGGGGGTTAGAAACCTACCCTATTGGCTCAATTTATATGAGTTTTAATTCTACTGAACCAAGTATATTGTTTGGTGGAACATAGGAAAGAATCAAAGATAGATTTATTTTAGCAGCTGGAGATAGCTATACGGCTGGAGCGACGGGTGGCGAGGCGACACATGAACATACGATTTCAAAAACAAACAAAGTGTATGCACAAATCGGTAACCAAGCTCAGACTGCAATGTTTGAAGCAGGAGATGCTTTTGGTAAGATTTATTCTCATAGTTCCGCACAATGTTATACGTGGACGCACAATAGCGATGCAGCTTCTACGAATTCAGATGTAAATTCAACGCCTGTTCGTGGCACGTCCGATCCTGCCTCTTCCATGCCGCCATACTTGGTCGCTTATATGTGGTATCGCACCGCATGATTGTGGAAATTTTCACTGCTAAAATATTCGTTTTTATAAGGAGGATTATATGGCACTAGGAGAAATGAATAGCGGGAACAAAACGCTCCCTGAATGGAATGAAGTGCAGAATAAACCATCTGAATTTAATCCTGCCACTCACATGCATAATGACCTTTACCCTGAAGGAGATAATCGAAATGATAATACTTCTCCGTCTGATTATTATGGCGTTGATAGAAACGACTATAACGGTCGGCTGATTTTTCGTGGTTTGAAGCTTAGTGACAAAATTGGGCTGTCAAGTGGTCATTCATGTGCGTTTTTGATTGGTTTATCTTCTTGGTACGATTACACAGGCGGTGGTTCCTTTGAATTCGCTTTTAGCAATGGTAACATTTACTATCGTCAAGGCACAACTTCATGGGGCGACTGGAAGAAAATTGCTACAGCTTAAAGGAGGTATGAATTATGGCTTTAGGAAATATGAATATTGGTGTCGATAGTGAGTTCATTCCGTCCAACCTCAATACGGTTCTTACCCCCCCCCCACAGATTCTGACGAAGTTGTGATGAATACGAGTGTAGCCGGGTATCACCGTAAGCCACTAAATGCATTGTGGAGTTAGATTAAGAGTAAGATGGATGATGAAATTATCACTATCACAAAGAGCATTACTATAACAACAGACTGGCAAGATACAGGAATCAAAGGGAATGATATTCCTGGATTTGGCACATACGCTGTACAATTTCATGGTGGTGATCCAACGATAAGTATCTGGGGAGATTATTTTTCGGGTATTATGACGTGGTATAACAGTGAAACAAACAACAATGATGCAGACGAAATATCACTTCATTGTGCAGGTCATGCTCGAAATGGTCAATTATTTTATCTTAGAACATTGCGTCATGGTCGAGGCGGTGATGATTTGACATTGCAAATTAAAGGAAGTTCTACTGCGTCGAGTGCTGATATTTTTACATTCAAATTCCGCAGACTGATATAAACAACGCACTACAAATAAAACGTTTTTTTATAAGGAGGCGATCACATATCGATGAACGATGAAAAGAAAAGTTGGCTAGACAGAGCGGGTGCGATTCACCTCTGGAAAACGATCGAGGCTATACTCGGCACAAAGGTAGATAAAATCGAAGGATTCGGCTTGTCCAGCAACGACTATACAACAGAAGAAAAAAAGAAGCTTGCTAGTTTAAGCGACCCTGATGTAGCTACCACTGAAAACAATGGTTTGATGAGCTCGGCTGATAAGGCAAAGCTGGATGGTATTGAAGTTGGAGCTAACAATTATACTCACCCGGAATACGAAGCAAAACAGGCTGGATTATATCGCATCAGTGTTGATAATACAGGCCATGTGGCAACAGCAGATAAAATGACGAATGAAGAGTTGACTGCAGAGGGTGTCTCCCCTGCCGACCATACGCATGACCTGGGCGAATTGGTAGATACACTGGAGACGAGTGCTGATGCTGTTGAAGATGCTAACACTGTTATGGTTGGTGCTACAGTTACGAGTGACGATGGCAGTGCAACTACGAAGTACACCCGCAGACCACTGGCTGCTTTATGGAACTGGATTAAAGCGAAGGCAGATACGTTATATGCTGCTGTTGGACATACACATAATTACGCTGGTTCTACTGAACCGGGTGGTGATGCGCTGAACGCAATGAAGTTGAAAGGTTACGATGTCAGTATGTATGGAAGCGCAAACTATTAGAACGCGATTCCTCGAATTGACGATGCTGGCGTTATGGAGATAGGTGAATATCTTGACTTTCATTCTACAGATGATAGAGATACGGATTACAATATTCGTATGGCAGCTTCTGACGATGGTACGTTGGCTGTCATTAAAGCGGCTGGACAACCTGCTTCAATTACAGCAAATCTAAATGGCACTGCTGATTTTGCAACTGAAACGCAAATTGATAGACAACAAACGGTCGATTTATCAAGTTTAGATACAAATACTTGGTATCCTGTTGTTACACAATGCGGTTGGCCTGGCCTACATCATATCAAATGTAACGTTCAGTTAAATTCAGGAACAAAGCCATCATGGTCAACACATAGTTCTGGTTTTACCGCTGTCGTGGAACTACTCACATTAAGTCCCGGTTGGGGCACAACAGGAGGACATTGTATATGTCTTTGTAATGATCAGCGGTTTATTTCAGATTCATCAAAGCCACCTGTTGGGTATACAATGATGTGGAATGGTTCTATGTGTGTATTCTGGCTTCGTGGCGGTGGTATATATCATCTATATGCTGATTATAAAACCACATAGAGTTTACAAACATCATCTTATACAAACAACGAAGAAACAGTATCTCCCACAACGTCTTATCCGGGTATATCTATAAATCGGTCTACTATTACAGCAGATATAAACGGGGGAGTTACGGATTACAACGACAGTGGCAGAACAATTCGAATCGGTTACGCAAGCGCTGGTCTTACAACTTCCAATTTGACACACATTGCCGGTTATACGGACAATGGCACGAAGATTAAAGATGTTTCCAAGGATGTGTTGAAAAGCTGGCTTGGAGTTAACACAATCATCTCTCAAACCAGTGACCCGGGTGCCGGAAGTAGTCTTGCGACTGGCACAGTGCTTTTGGTATATGCGTAAGGAGGATTGATTATGGCGATTTATACAGGAGTTGGCGGAAGCGCCAAATCAGTTTCAAAAATTTATACTGGAATAGATGGCGTAGCAAGACCTGTGCACAAGGGTTATATCGGCGTGGATGGCGTGGCTAAGAAGTTCTATGACGGCGGCAACCCCATCAGCTCCTTTGCATTGGGGACAGAATTTGGCATTAAAGACCCGAGCGGCAATACCTACTGGTATAAGCTGGTGCACAAGGGTGTTCCAGGCGGCGGGTTGTACGACAGCACGGCCAACGGCGCATGGCTCTGGAGGTCGAGCATTGCAGGCTCGACAGCGATCGATAGCAGTAACTACATCTACGGTTACGAAGGGTGGGCACTGGACAACTGGTGTGTCAACTACCCGGGCGGAAATATCACACCAAGTGTAGCAAACCGCCTGATGACTGTGCATCTGCCCTACGTAAAACAGGCGGATTACAACTCGGCCAATGTTTCCTCCGGCTCGAACGGCCTTTCGAGAAAGTGCTTTCTGCTTTCTGCGGTCGAGATGGGTGTTTACACCTGGCAGGGTGTAGATGGCCTGATGGCGCAGGAGGGTGCAAAGCTGGACTACTTCGACTACACAACTGCTGCCACCGACAAGCGAAAAGCAGACACTGAATACTGGACACGCTCCAAGCGAACTCACAACGGCAACTATATGTACACGTTTTATGCGGATGGAAGTTTTTCCAGTGTAGGCCGCCACAGAGAGGACTCATACGGTCTGCGCCCCTGCATCGTGCTGCCACTGAATACGCTGGTGACAACGGTTACTGGGTTCTTATGGTTCGAATATAACTATATTAACTGAGCACCCGGAAAGGAGAGTTCAAAATGGAAGAAACAGCGATCCGCCCCGGGTACACGATGCCCACCGAGACAGACGGCACCCCGGCAGATTACAGCGCGATCGAGGCTGCGGTGAACGCACACAACAAAAATGCACAGCCTGGGGAATCTTACTGGGGCATCCAGTTGTGTGAGTCAAAATATAAAGTATATGAATATGGTGAGGTTCCACAGCCACCCACACAAGAAGAACTTTTAGAACAACTCAAACTCTACAAAGAAACAAAAATCAAAGAAAGCAAGATATATCTATCTGAATATCTCGCCTCTCATCCAATCCAATGGACTGATGGAAAATATTACAGTGTCACCAGCGAGAAGCAAGCTCTTCTTACAAGTAACCTTGCCTTATATCAGATCTCTACAGCCGCCGGGCAGCCTTTTAAACTGACATGGAATTCTACCGGCGATGAATGTGTGGAATGGACTTATGATGATCTGGCCGCTTTGGCACTGGCGATTGGTGTGTATGTGAAGCCCTTTGTCTCTCATCAGCAGGAATTGGAGGTTGACATCAAAGCATGTATGACAAGTGAAGAGGTAGATGCTATCGCTATCGTATATGGTAGTGATGATAATTCTACTGAGAATCCTGAAAGTCCTGATAAATCTGGAACCACAGATGAAACGATCCATACAGAGGTGAAGGAGGACACTGATGAGCAACAAACTTCGTGAACTAATCAAATGCGGCATCCTCTTTTTGATCGGAGGGTGCCTTTATTATTGCATTGAGATTCTGTGGCGCGGACACTCTCATTGGACAATGGCTGTTGTCGGTGGCATCTGTTTTCTTGTGATCGGTGGACTGAACAACTATATTCCCTGGGGAATGCCGCTCTGGAAACAGGCTGGTATTGGAGCGCTCTTTGTGACTGCTATGGAGCTTGTGGTGGGTGTCCCACTGAATTTGATGCTTGGCCTACATATCTGGGACTACTCTTCCCTGCCGTTCAATCTGTTGGGCCAAATCTGCCTGCCGTTTACAGTGTTATGGTTTTTCCTTGCGCTACTGTGCATCTTTGTTGATGACTGGCTGCGTTATGTTCTATTCCATGAAGAGCGCCCGCATTATCATTGGCGTACTGTATGTGATGGCGGAAAACGCACATAAAGAGAAAGAGCCCCTGTGACGATGGCTACATCACAGAGACTCTAACTCATGCAACAACTCATAGAAATGAGGTTGTACTAGCCCGATGGAGGGTTTGTACTGCTCTCACTATATCACGTTGATAGTAATTTGTCAATTGAAAGGAGGAATTATGGCGCAGGAAATCTTAAAGCCGCTGTTGTTAGACGAGACAGGCAAAGAAATCGTGACAGCACTGAACGCTATTGTTACACAGCTGACCGAGATCAATGAAACACTGAAAGCCAAAAACACAGACAGTGGTACGAATGGTGGTGAGAAGACATGATAGGAAGTTTGAATGCCGCACCTCACGTCTATTCTTTTACCATACAGCAGCTGTAGACCATGTTACTGAGCATCTGTGGTGGCATCACTGCTATTTCAGCCGCTATCGCTGTTATCATCAAGGCAATCAATCATGCGAAAGCCCCGGATGACAAGCAGAACGAGCGACTGAATGCCCACGATGCAGAGATTGAGAAGATCAATAGAAAACTAGGTGCAGATAAAGACAGGCTCGACCTGTTTCAATCCAAGCTGGTCTCATTAGAAGAGCACCAGAAAGAAAACAGTATCACGCTGGAAGTACATGACCGTAAAATTCTCGAATCAGAACAGCGTATCAGTCACAGTGAGCAGGGCAATAATGTCACCATGAAGGCTCTGCTTGCACTCCTCAGTCACGGCATCGACGGCAACGCAATTGAGCCAATGAAGGAGGCCAAGGCTGCACTTGAGAACTATTTGATCGATGGTCAGAACAACACAAAGAATATTACGAACTAACCCGAGACTGCGTGTCCCGGGCTTTTTTATTTTGGAGGTTTATTATGATGGATATTATCAATGAGCTGGTTTCCGTTATCGTCCGCCTGGTTATTGCTGGTGCTGGCACTGCCTTTATGGCCTATGGTATCCCCTATCTGAAAAAGATCGGCGTGTACAAGCTGGTGCAGATCGCTGTTCGTGCCGCAGAGAAGCTAGGTGCAACCGGCGCTATCGAAAAGGCCGACAAGAAAAAATACGTTATGGAGGCTCTTGAGCGTCTGGGTGTGAAGATCACTCCGACCATTGAGACCATGATTGAGGCCGCTGTCAAAGAGATGGACATCCAGAACGATAAAATCAAGGACGAATTCAAAAAGAATTGAAGGTGTGATGAAATGGGTGTTATTACATACTCTATGAAGAAGGACTAGAACAAAAAGGTGTCGGCTCATTTTTCCGTCTATGAGTTCGCCTGCTCCGATAAGAGTGATACAGTTCTGGTCGATAGTCAGCTGATTGAAGTGCTGGAACAAATCCGTGCTCACTTCGGTGCTCCTGTTCATATCAACTCTGGGTATCGTACTCCTGCCTATAATATCTCCATCGGTGGAAGCCCTCGTAGCCAACATTGCCTTGGTACTGCCGCCGATATCTGGATCAAGGGCGTTGACCCGATTCGGATCGCGCTGTATGTATCTTCCCTGCCCTACTTTGCCAAGAGTGGTGGTATTGGATATTATAGCCGTGCTGTGCTTACAAGCGGATTTGTTCATGTTGATGTGCGCACCACCCGCAGCCGCTGGATCAGTAAATCTGGCACGAAATATATCAGTGTAGCCAATCTTATGCCGACTATCAGACAGGGTGCGAAAGACGCTATGAATGGCGCTTCTTATGCTGTAACTGTACTGCAACGGCATCTTGGTGTTAAGGCTGACGGCATTTTTGGCGCGAATACCAAGGCGAAGCTAATTGAGTATCAGAAAGGACACGGGCTGGCTGCAGATGGCATCTGTGGGCCTGCTACATGGAGTTCGTTTTGATGGGAAACTTGTAAATGGACGCTATCGAGTGACGAATCTTGAGAGCAGTATCGGCAAGTATCTAATTTCAGTAAATGTATCGGGCTATGTAGAGCCGAGTGATATTGAGCTGGTTGACAATGTGAATGGACATTGATATTATTATTCTAGGAGGGAAGTATATTATGTCCATTGTTATTCGAGGTTGTCATATTGGAGAAGGTAGACCAAAAGTCATAATTCCAATCGTGGAAGCATCTGAATCAAAGATTTTAGAACGCGCGCTTGAGTTTTCCGAGCTTTGTATTGACTGTGTAGAGTGGCGTGTTGATTGGTTTGAGCAATGCAATGATATGCATTCTGTGGTGTCTTGCTTGCAAAAGATTCGTGTAGCGCTGAAGGATAAACTCTTGCTGGTAACACTCCGTACCAAGACAGAGGGTGGAGAGGTATCTCTAACTCACAAAGAATATTTGGATTTCATCAACACGGTAATAGATACTGACTGTGCCGACCTTATTGACATTGAGTTCTTTACAGCCGGAAATGATATTCGTGAGTTGATAGACAATGCGCATTCTTCAGGGGCGGTTGTTGTATGTTCAAGTCACGATTTTCAAAAGACGCCTGATAAAAGTGATCTCATTTCTCGTATGGTTAAAATGCAACAGGTCGGAGCTGATTTACCGAAAGTAGCAGTTATGCCGCACGACAGCACAGATGTGTTGACTTTACTGGCCGCTACGGTTGAAATGAAAAACAAATATTTTGCTACTCCTATTATCGCAATCAGCATGGGCAAGCTTGGTATTGTCAGCCGATTGTGTGGAGAGGTGTTTGGCTCCGCCATGACTTTTGCAAGCGCTGGAGATTCAAGTGCTCCTGGGCAGATTGGGCTGGATGTTGTCAACGCCGTATTAGACTCAATAGCAGAATAAAAACATATGGGGTATTGATCCTTAATTGGACCAGTACCCCATTTTTTAGCATTTATTTTATTTTCTCAGACAACCATTCTTTCCAGCCGCCAACCGTGTGAGGGCAATTATCTTGCTGCGCGACAAGCTCATTTAAGAGTGCCGCCAGTTCATCATCTGACAGTTCACGGATAGCTTGCGCTTTATTGTCAGCAGCTTGATGCTTATGAAATATAAATGCGAGTGCGGTATCAAGTATTGCTGGATTATTCATTGTTCCACCTTATGAAATACGACAGGAGCGTCCTCTATCTCCAAATCAGCGGCAATCACCATTGGCGACAACCATCTTAAAACCAGTAATCTATTCTCGGGTTCGTTCTTGGGACCTGTCCAGAAATGATGCCAGTGACCACGACGCATGTGAGGGCGCGGTGAGTTGTGAGTAGTGGGTTCAGAGTCGCTATCAGATGCCTTCGTTTTCTGTTGACGGATGGCTGCGCCGATTCTTTCGCCAACATCCCATTTACGAATCTCAGAATATTTATCTTTGATTACTTTGCCGCGCTTTGTTACAGTTGCCTGTTCTTCATCTGGGGCAATCTCTGCGTTCTGTGCCAAAATATAAAGGACGACCTGCATGACTTGTTTGATAAACGTGATCGTCTCTTCATCTTTTGCGGGGTCTGCCTCTGCATACTTTTCCAGCTTTTTATTTCCTTTGGCGTGTTCAGCGAGTTGTTCATTTAACTTTTTGATACTGTTTTCAATGGTTCCGGCATCAAGGTCGATGGGATAAGTGAACGAATCCCCATTCTCAGAAAGGAACGTCAACTTCAAATCACGCTCATGCAGCTTAACATTATAATCAAGAGACACGAAGAAACCGTGAATCTTTTCATTGTCGAAATAAGTATTGGGCAACTCAACATAAAAACACTGATACGGGAGATGCATCAGAATATCGACAGGTATATCGATGTCATCCTTTTGTTCAAAGAGAAGGTCTTTTATATCTTCGTTGATAACATAGACTTCTTTACTGAGCCTCCACGGTGCCAAAACAGAAACGAGCTGCGCACATGTCACAACAGTGCTCACTTCATTCATCGACAGACGGCTAAGGTCATGCCCATCCGATACAACAGTCAGTGCGGCTTCGATTGGAGCATAACACCACTCAGGCCATGATACAGAACTTGCTGTACCATTCATATCATGGAATTCTTCCATCTCTTTCCACACGATAGGATATTGAGTAGTGAGAACTCTGAGCATTTTAAGAGGGAGATAGATATCTTGTTTCATAATATTACCACGCCTTTGAATTGATATTGTAGTTGGGGAAGTAATCTGCAAGTTCTGCAGCGTCCAGATAAGCCTCCCAAGTTGCACGGGCCACAGCACGAGCTTGATCAGCGTCACGCAATTTAATTCTCCTTATGATTCGGATGTCCTCGATAGCGTCCTTCTCTTCTTGTGTTGTATCGGGGTCGCTACGATGTTTATCAAGCCACATAGATACCGGGAATTCATTCGTTTTGCTGTCATAGCCTTTGCGCTTCTTGAACTCTTCGATGATATCTCCACAGTCATAATACCTATCCATGAGCTGATTGTATTCTTCTGTGGCCTTGTTATACTTCTCGTGTGCCGCCTCTGATTTTTTGAGTAGACGATCGACGAGCTCTTGAAGTTCCTTAGTAGGGATAGTTTGAAATTCCTCCATGGTTGCGACCTCCATTCGGTTTTCTTTAACTCCATTATATCACATAGCACATGCAGTGACAAATAAAAATAAGGCGCAGGTTGCCCCACACCTTGTGATGATGCGCTGCTTGGCACATCGGTTCAAATACGGTTTTCAATTTTAATGCTTCTACTAGTGAGTCACTGGATTGTCACATCAGGGCTCTATTGATTAAGACTCAAAATCGGACTTGATTGCTACGCTTTGTGCAGTCTGTGAGTGCACCGCTGTGGTGTAGATAGAAAATTGGTGTAGTAGTGGTGTAGTAGAGAAGAAAACTCCTCTATTTTAATCGTTTTTTCGTAACTTTTACAAATAGCGCTCAAATGTGTTCAAAATAAGGGAACGGCGTGTAAATTACAGAAAGAGAGCTTTTGTGCGGCATAACAACAAAAAACGCCGCCTCCCAAAGGAGACGGCGCTGAAAAGACCAGTAA